GTTTGACACCTTGTGCATGGCGAGAGCGATTCATGGATTGGATGCAGGTGGCAGTCTTTCGGCTTTGGTGGAACGCTATAGTTTGGGTCGTAAGGGTACAGAAGTATTGGACGCTCTAGGCAAAAAACGTTTAGACTTTACCACACAAGACTTAGAGCAATATGGAAGTTATTGCCGTAACGACGTAGAGTTAACGTGGAAGTTGTTTAATGTTTTACAGCCTCAATTCCCAGCTAAAGAGTTAAAGGTTATTGACATAACTCTAAAGATGTTTACAGACCCCATACTAGAGTTAAACCTACCCCTACTCGAACAACACTTAGAAGATACTAAAGAGCGTAAAGAGAAACTACTTGAAGCGTGCATGGCTGATAAAGATACGCTTATGTCTAATGATAAGTTTGCTGAGATACTTAAGTCCCTGGCGGTTGAACCCCCAACTAAAACATCTTTGAGAACAGGCAAGGAAGCGTGGGCTTTTGCTAAGACTGATGAAGGCTTTAAGGAACTGGCTTCACATCCTGACATTAGGGTTCAAGCTTTGGTTTCGGCTAGGCTAGGAAACAAATCAACGTTAGAAGAAACGCGGACACAACGCTTTATTGACATAGCTAAGCGTGGCAAACTCCCAGTACCAATCAAATACTATGCGGCTCATACAGGGCGATGGGGCGGTGACGATAAGATTAACCTACAAAACTTACCTAGTCGTGGGCAAAACGGTGGCAAGCTAAAGAAAGCTATTATTCCCCCTGAAGGGTATGTAATGATTGATTGCGACTCGTCTCAGATTGAGGCTCGTATTGTGGCATGGATGGCGGGGCAGACTGACTTAGTAGATGCGTTTGAGAAAGGTGAAGATGTATATAAAATCATGGCTTCGGCTATCTATCAAAAGGATGTTGCAAAAGTCTCGGCGCACGAAAGGTTCGTCGGCAAGACGACTATTCTTGGAGCAGGGTACGGCATGGGTGCAAAAAAGTTCCAAACCCAACTCAAGACGTTTGGCATGGACATTGAAGAGGGGGAGGCGAGTCGTATTATCAGGGTCTATCGGGAAACGTATCCTCAAATCCCTAACTTATGGCAAGAGGCCGGTAGGTGTTTGGAAGCGATATATACAGGTAGACCTGCCCCATTCGGGTTGGAAGGAGTCGTGTCATTCGATCACATAAAGAAAGGCTTTTTATTACCTAGTGGGTTATGGCAACGTTATGAGACGCTTCACCAAGTAACTGATTCTGAAGGAAAAACTCAGTTTGAGTATAAGACTAGACGGGGCGCAGTCAAGCTGTATGGTGGAAAGGTAGTAGAGAATCTATGTCAAGCACTTGCACGTTGCGTGATTGCGGAACAAATGGTTAAAATAACCAAGCGTTATAGAGTAGTTTTAACGGTGCATGATGCAGTAGCTTGCATAGCACCAAAAACAGAAGCCGAACAAGCGCAACAATATGTTGAAGAGTGCATGAGGTGGAGACCCAACTGGGCGCATGATTTACCACTTAATTGCGAATCGGGAATTGGAAACAGCTATGGAGAATGCTAGTAGAGGTATGGGTTTTAAAGTCTATGACGAGAACGGATGGCATATAGCTTGGTTCAATAACATAGACCACGTAATCAAATCAATGCTAGCAAACCCCACACACTCATATCACAGGATAAATTAAATGGTGGACTACGCAGGATTTTTATTAGAAGCAAGAAAGCACTTGAAGTCTTACGAAGAATCTGTTATAAAAAGGAACTTTGCAGATGCTCAAGAACACGCATTAAATGCGTTTGCAGAAGTCCGATTACTACTACAAATAGCGAAAGATTCAAAGGATGTCGAAAAGGGATAGACCGATGCAAGCCGACATGACCCAACAAGAGGTGGCAGATGCGTTGGGTACAACAAGAGCGGCGGTTGCAGACATCGAGAAACGAGCATTACGTAAGCTACGAAACGAATTAACAAAACGTGGCTATACGATGGAAGATTTTTTTACGTGGAAAAAGAAGAGGAACTTAAAAATATGATTATGCTATCAAACGACCAACGCAACCGTTTAATGAATGCGGCAAGTAGATATACAAAAGACGAAAGGGCTATGCTAACATTAGCCGCAAGTCAAGTAATAGCAGACCGTATTAACCAAGTCTTATACGAACTACATACGGAAAACCCTGCGGCTTTTGTAACTAATGCTTTACCTTCTTTAGGTGGTATGGAGTTTACCCCTAACTACGCTATGGTAAAACGGCGCAAGTTCTATGACGAGCCTAGAAGTCCTGCAGTAAGAGCATCTGAATATGCAAGCTATGTAAAACCCGCTAAGGAAAAACTATGAATATCGAATGGGCAAAACCCCACGAGATAGAAGATGGTATTAGTGCGGTATGGGGCATAAAAGATATTGTTGATACGCTTACATGGCGGTATATGGACCACCCTAAACACATGACAGAAGATGAAATGTGTAACCATTTATTTGCTATATCCACGCTAATAGAACTGCACTGCGAAAAACTAATGGATACGTATTGCAAGGTATACCAACTTAACGAGTACGCTTCTGATGAGGTTAAAGCTAGAAGGGCAGAGATACTCAAGGGTGTGCTTAGTAAACCTAAACCTAAAGCCAAGGTTAAAAAGAAATGATTTTGATTGGAAGCGGTATCGAGCATAAGCGAGTAGAAATACCTCAGCTTACTAGGTACAACGTATGTAATCCGTCTATCGTATCTACCTTACAAGGGTTTGAGTGCACCGTTCGTGGAGTGAACTATGACCTAGAAAAAACAGATTTAGCATACGAGTTTTTCTATGGCTCATACTCTGTACCTTTTCCTGACACACAAAACTATTATGCGGTACTCAATAATAACCTAGAGATTCAGAATTATTGGTTCTTAGAGGACAGGCACTTACGGAACAATATATTTTCTTTGGATGGTATTGAGGATTTAAGATTGTTTTATTGGAAAAGTGAACGATACGTTATTGGCGGTGCTATTAACTACCCAAGTCAATGCTCTAACATTACTTTGATGAAGTTGGATGGTAACGTTTTAGAACGTATTGGTATGTTTGGTAGCCCCACAAAAACTACTACTGAAAAAAACTGGATGCCATTCGTACAGGGTAAGGGCTTAAGTTTTCTTTATACCCCAAATGGTCAGGTGCTTACCTATGGTGAATCTTTAGAATTTACTCACACAGACAGACCAAATGACTTGCCTAACTGGAGTGGTAGTTCATGCGTGATGGAGAAGGGTGGAAAATACTACGCAATTATCCACAAGCGTGAGAAGTCTATGTATACACACAAGCTAGTCGAGTATGCCTTTGAAGGCAAGCTACTGTGGCAAAGTAAGGAGTTTAACTTTGAGCAGTTTGGTATTGAGTTCTGTGCGGGCATGGCTTTCAAAGGTGATGACGTAGTGTTGTCTTATGGTGTGATGGATAAGAAAGCCCTGTTATTGAAAATGAACTTTGACGAGTTCAGAAAGGTTGTGTCATGAGCTTAGAGCAATACAAAGAAACCTTTGATGCAGTACAGGGTTGGGCAGACCCCAAGCTATTCGATACTGTAAAGGTGATGGCTGACTGCGGTATCAATCGTAAGGGCGGTGTAGCCGAGATTGGTGTGCATCATGGCAAGTTCTACATCCTGCTGAACCAAGTAGTTGAAAGCGGTCAAGTGTCATTTGCTATTGATGTATTTGGTATGCAACATCTTAATATTGGTAAATCAGGCGAAGGTAACAAGTCTATATTCATGCAGAACCTTACTGACTACGACAAGTTCAAAGGCGAGAACACCATTATCCTAGAAATGGATTCGATGTCACTAACCAGTCAGATACTCGATGCTTCATTACGGTTTATATCTATTGATGGTGGACATACAGTTGAGCATACAATCAACGACCTTAAGATTGCAGAACGACTAATCGCTAATGAAGGTGTGATTATTCTTGATGACATCATGGGTGTGTATTGGTGCGGTGTTACCGAAGGGTATATTAAATACTCTATGACGCACCCGACTATCGTGCCATTTGCTATGGGACACAACAAGCTGTATCTTTGTAAGTTATCGCATCACGAGTATTACTTTAATTTATTCAAACCTTTATCTAGTGGGCAGACTAAGTTCACTGGGTATCAGGTACAAATGGTTTAACAGGAAAAGAAATGACAACACAGATAATGATAGCTACCCCGATGTATGGGGGGTTATGTAATGGAACTTACACCGTAGGATTATTAACTGCCGTAGGAGTATTTTCCAAGCATGGAATTGCTATGCAGTACGCTCACATGATGAACGAGTCTTTAATTACTAGGGCAAGAAATAGTTTAGCTAAAGACTTTTTAGCTAGTGAGTGTACGCATTTAATGTTTATTGATGCCGACATTGGTTTTAATCCTGCCGACATTCCTCCAATGGTAGATGCTGATAAAGATATTATATGTGGTATCTATCCCAAGAAAGAAATTAACTGGGTCGATGTATCTAAAGCCGTACAAGCGGGAGTACCCCCACAAGAATTACCAAACTACACAGGTGCGTTTGTAGTAAATACCGTTAACGATGCCGAGAACTTAGAAGGAAATTTTTACGAACCTTTAGAGATTGCAAATGGTGGCACAGGCTTTATGTTGATTAAGCGCAAGGTATTTGAAACCCTGATTGGTAAAGTACCTACATACCACAACGACGTATTCCATGCGGTAGATACAAACCGTACTGTCCAAGTAGTTAACGAGTTTTTTGCAACAAGTATTGATAAAGACTCAGGCAACCGACTTCTCTCCGAGGACTATCACTTTTGTAAGATAGCAAGGGAAGCTGGATTTAAAGTTTGGGCGGCTCCTTGGGCGCAGTTGTCCCATACTGGGACTTATATATTTAATGGACAGTTGCCAAAAGCATGACAGTCAAATACACTTGGTCGTACTCGTCCTTAAGCCTTTTTAAACAATGCCCACATAAGTATTATCGTCTTAGAATAGTAAAGGATATTGTTGAACCTCCTGCCGAGCACTTAAATTACGGACTAGAAGTACATAAAGCGGCGGAAGATTACCTTGGAAAAGGCACTCCAATCCCTCAGAAATACATCTTTATTAAAGAACACTTGGATAAGCTAAATCTTATTAAAGGCGAAAAGCTTTGCGAATATAGGATGGGGCTTACTAACAATCTAGAACCCTGCGGGTTTTTTGATAAAGATGTATGGTGGAGAGGGGTTGCAGACTTGATTATTATCAACGGCGATAAAGCGTATGTTATTGATTATAAAACAGGAAAATCCGCTAAGTATGCGGATACTAAGCAATTAGAACTTCTTTCTTGTGCCTTATTTAAGCACTTTCCTGACGTCAAAAAGGTCAAAGGTGGGTTATTATTTGTAGTAGCCAACGACCTTGTCAAAGACCATTATGAGGCAGATAATGAAGGGGTATATTGGACTAAGTGGTTAGAAGATACCCAACGTTTAGAAGCGGCAATCCAAAATAATGTTTGGAATAAGAAGCCTAACTTCTCGTGCCGTGCATGGTGTTCTATAACCGACTGCGAACATAACGGAAAGAACCATTGATATGCCTTACACTAAAACACCTAGACCTTATGACCACGAATACGATATGGAAAAGAAGCGTGGAGAGCATCCCCGCCGTATGGAGCGTCAAAAAGCGAGGCGAGCTATGGACAAGACAGGAAAAGATGCCAACGGAAACGGTAAAGCAGACAAGCGAGAAGGCAAAGATGTAGCTCACAAAAAAGCTTTAGATAAAGGCGGTAGCAATAAAGATGGAGTAGTAATACAATCTGCGTCTAAGAATCGTAGTTTTAAAAGAGATTCAAAAGGTAACTTAATCGGAGAAGTAAGTACCAAAGAACGTAAGAAAAAGTAATTTGTAGGTGTTGTATGGTCATGAAGTAAGATACGAGTGCTATTGACGGGTTAACTCATTTCCTACATAACCGTATCAGTTGGGGTCGTTAGTTAGATATTTTTCCCTTCACGGGGTATCTTCCCTCCTTGGCGATGACCCAGCCGATTAACTCCCGTAAGGAGTTGTTTCAATCAAAACGTGTGTTTTGGTCGTATTCCTATTGGAGAAGAGATTGCAAATCATAGATAACAAGGCGTTGCTACTTAAAGTACGTGACCCAAACCGCATTACCACAGTAATACCAAAGAGTAGAGTTTTAGAAGACGGCAGAGTGCTAGTTAAGTGGGGGCTAGACGAAGCGCAAGTATTAAAAAACCTTAAATACAAAGACGTACCGTCTCCAATCCGTGCTAACTATAATTGGCCTGGGTTATATAAACCGTTTGACCACCAGCGTACTACTTCCGAGTTTCTAACTCTGCATCGTCGGGCATTTTGTTTTAACGAGCAAGGCACAGGCAAGACAGGCTCGGTTATATGGGCGGCAGATTATCTAATGAACATTGGAGTTATTAAACGTGTTTTAGTTTTGTGTCCATTATCTATCATGCAATCGGCTTGGCAAAACGACCTATTTAGATTTGCTATGCACAGGACGACAGCGATAGCCCATAGCTATTCAAGAGAAAAAAGAATCCAAGCAGTTCAAAGTGATGCCGAGTTTGTTATCTGTAACTACGACGGGCTTGGAATTATTAGGGATACTGTAATAGAAGAAGACTTTGATCTAATAGTTATTGACGAAGCTAACGCATATAAGACGGTATCTACAACACGTTGGAAAACCCTTAACTCAATTATTAAACCTAAGACTTGGCTATGGATGTTAACAGGTACACCAGCTTCACAGTCTCCAACAGATGCGTATGGCTTAGCACGGTTAATTAACCCTCAAGGAGTTCCAAGATTCTATGGTTCTTTCCGAGACATGGTTATGTATAAGTTGACCCAATTCAAATGGGTTCCAAAACCTAATTCAGAAAAGGTAGTCCACACAGTGTTGCAACCTGCAATACGTTTTACAAAAGACGAATGCCTAGATTTACCTGAAATGACTTATACCACTAGGGATGTACCGCTAACCGCACAGCAAGAAAAATACTACGAAATTATCCGTAAGAATATGTTAGCTGTTGCCGCAGGGGAAGAAATTACAACCGTAAATGCCGCCGCAAACTTGAATAAATTACTCCAGCTTTCATGTGGCGCAGTCTATTCGGATAGTGGAGAGGTAGTTGAATTTGATGCCTCTAATAGAATCAATGCGTTAAAAGAAGTGATTGACGAGGCTAGTCACAAGGTGTTAATATTTGTACCCTACCGCCATGCTATTGAGATTGTTACAGAAGAATTGAAAAGATCAGGGTACACCGCAGAAATTATAAATGGCTCAGTCTCAGCAGGTAATCGCACAGACATCTTTGCTCGTTTCCAAAACGACACCAACCCTAAAGTTCTTGTAATCCAACCACAAGCCGCCGCACACGGAGTCACACTAACTGCGGCTAATGTAGTGGTATGGTTTTCCCCTATTACTTCAGTTGAAACCTATCTGCAAGCTAATGCTAGGGTACATAGAGCAGGACAACACAACCCTTGCACCGTAGTTCACTTACAGGGGTCCCCCGTTGAAAAGAAAATGTATAAGATGTTGCAAGGAAAGGTAGACATACATACAAAAATGATTGACCTTTATAAAAATATAATTGAAGATGACTCTTGACAATGTCAATGTTTGGTACTACATTATAGGTATAGATAAGAAGGAGAAGAGATGAGTATAGAAGCATCAGCAGACAAGCTAGTAAAAATCTATGTAAAAATTCGTGATGAACGTTATGCCCTTGAAAAACAAGTCAGAGAACTTGAAGAACAAGAGGAAATAATTAAAAGCGAATTAGCAAACATTTGCAAAGAAGTAGGTACTGATGGATTAAAAACTTCATTTGGTACGGTTAGTAGGACATTAAAGAAACGTTATTGGACAAGTGATTGGCAATCTTTTTATGAGTTTATTAAAGAGCATGATGCCTTTCACTTTTTACACCAAAGGATTTCAGATACTAATGTGCAAACATTTTTAGAAGAGAACCCCGATTTGCACCCGCCGGGGCTTCAAGCGGATGCGGCTTATACAGTACGAGTAACACGATCTAGAAAATAGGAGAAGATGATGAGCAAAGAACTTGCTATGTTGGACATGAGTTTACCAGCGCACTTACAATCGCTGGAGTTGGACGATACTACTAAAGCCCTTATGGGTAGTGGTGGTGGCGGTAGCAAACGTATTTCTATCGAGGGCGGTGTATGGCGCTTGTTAGTAAACGGTAAAGAAATTGCGCAGAAAGAAGAACGCAATCTTAATGTGGTTGTTGTAGCGGCTTCCTCAAAAGTTGCTCGTACCTACTACGCTGGGACATATAAGAAGGGCGTATCTGCACCTCCTGATTGTTGGTCTGCTAACGGCGATTATCCTGATAAATCTGTTGAAGCACCACAGGCTACTGGATGCGCTAACTGCCCACAGAACGTCAAAGGTTCAGGTCAAGGCGACGGTCGTGCTTGCCGATTCAGCCAACGTATTGCAGTAGTTTTGGATAATGATATTGGTGGGGATGTATTCCAATTAGTTCTTCCTTCTACATCAATCTTTGGTGAAGGTGAAGCTGGTAAATGGCCCTTGCAGATGTACGCCAAGATGATTGGTGCTAAGGGCGTTCCGATTACTGCAGTTGTAACTGAGATGCGTTTTGATACTGCAAGTTCTACACCTAAGATTACTTTTAAGCCAGTACGTTTCTTAGAGTCTAATGAGATTTCTACGGCTATTGACCAAGGTAAAAGCACTGAAGCTATTAAGGCAATTACTATGACTGTTGCCAAGGTAGATAAAGATGCGCCTAAGTTGGAAGCCCCCGTTGCCAAAAAAGCAACGCCCGTAGCCGAAGAAGCAACAGAAGCTGAACCTACTAAACGTACTGCCAAGAAAGAAGAACCCACTGCCAAGAAAGATTTAAGCAAGATTCTTTCTGACTGGGATGACGAGGAGTAACCATGTCTAAAGGATATGCGAGTAGCTTTATCAATGAGGTAAATGCTTCGGACAAATCCAAGATAGGGGTGCAGCTAGGACTTGCTTGCACTAAACGGGACATTCCTGTAACTGATGTGTCTGAGTTCTTTGATGTATCCCGCATGACGGTTTACTCTTGGTTTCGTGGTAGAACTAATGTCCCTGAGAAGCATTGGGGCAAAATGAAAAAGCTTGTTGATAAATTGAAATAGTTGTGTGGGGGGCTAGGTTAGCTACCGAAGAGGATATACCGCCGTCATATCCCTGCCCATCCCTTTTTATAATGACGGTTAAAGGCGGCTATGCTAAATACAAATGATTTTCTATCCGTACTACTTCCTGATACAGGGTCGTATTGCGTGGTGGGATTAAAAAAAGATGAAAGCCCAAGACAAAAGTTTGTGGGAAGTATTGAGGAAGTATGTAAGTTATCGGAGCAGTTAGTTAATGATGGATATAACTCTTATTTTGCTTTAGCTTCGTTTACTAATCCGAAAGAAGGTAGAACTGCCAAGAACGCACAAGCGTTAAAGTCTTTCTTTATTGATATTGATTGTGGTATGGGTAAACCCTATGCCGACCAAGCCGAGGGTATGGATGCCCTTAAAGCATTCATTAAAGCTACAAAACTACCCAAGCCTACGATAGTTAATTCAGGCAACGGTATCCACGCATATTGGGGGTTACAAGCGGCTTTGCCGAGCGAAGAATGGAAGCCCTTAGCCGAGAAATTAAAAGCCCTATGCGCTCAGCATAAGCTTGCGGCAGATGCATCCGTTACTGCGGATACAGCACGGGTACTACGTATTCCAAACACCCTTAACTTTAAAGACCCACAAAACCCAGTTCCAGTAGAAATGTTACTTACCGGTAGCCTGGTCGATAAAAGTGTTATAGAAGATGTTTTAAATACAGTCGAGCAAGACATCTTTGCTGGTATGTCGGGTAAACCCTTTATCCCTCGTGAGATGGATGCTATGACCCTAGCTTTAATGGGTAGCACTCAGTCTCGCTTTAAGACTATATTTACAAAGTCGATGGATGGCACGGGATGCCAACAAATGAAGATTGCTTATGATGAGCAAGCAACGTTACCCGAACCGCTTTGGAGGGCTTCATTAAGTATTATTAGTAGATGCGTAGATAGTGAAAAGTCCATTAAAGTTATGGGTGGTAAACATCCCGACTACAATCTTCAGACTTCTCTTAATAAAGCTAGTACCACAAAAGGTCCTTATACCTGCTCATGGTACAAAAACAATTCGCCTGAAGGATGCAGGGGTTGTCAGCTTAATATTACTTCCCCTATTCAATTAGGTAAGGAGTTTGCAGAAGCTACCGAAGCAGATAATACAGTTGAAGTTCCTGCCGAAGAAGGCGAAGCACCTACCATCTATCAGATTCCTAAATACCCATTCCCATACACACGGGGAGCCGCTGGTGGTATTTATACAAAGATGAAGAACGAAGATGGTGATGAAGAGATGATGTTGATTTACCCATACGACTTCTATGCAGTTAAGCGTATGCACGACCCCGACAGAGGAGAAAGCATTTTATTACGCTTGCATTTACCGAAGGACGGAGTTAAAGAATTTATCATGCCTTTGGTTGACGTACTGGCTATGGAAAGATTTAGAGATACCGTTGGCAAACACGGAGTAGCGATACTAGGTAAGAAAGTAAACGTACTTATGGCATACATAACTAGATGGGTGGAAGAACTGCAAGCATCCACAGAAGCAGAACTAGCACGCAAACAATTTGGTTGGCTACCTGACGACTCAGGTTTTATTATTGGTGATAAAGAAATTACGGCTACTGAAGTTAAGTATAGCCCCCCTACCGCTACTACCATTGAACTTGTACCGATGTTTAGAGAGAAAGGCGATTTCCATGTTTGGAAAGATGTTATCAATGCGTATGCTAGAGATGACATGGAAGCTAAAGCTTTTGCTTTCTTTATGGGTTTTGGCAACGTACTGTTAAAGTTTACTAACTTAAAGGGTTATTTACTTAGCCTTAAATCACAGGGTTCAGGATCAGGAAAAACTACGGTACTGCACACGATTGGTAGTATTTACGGACACCCCGAAGATAGCTTTATGCGGGTTAAGGATACATACAATCAGAAGCTACAACGTATCGGTACATTCCAAAACATCCCCATTTTGTTTGATGAGATGACAAACATGGACCCCCAGCAGAAGTCTAATTTGGCTTACGATATTACTGAAGGTCGTGCTAAGAATCGTATGCAGTCTCAAAACAATGCCGAGCGCCTTAACCATACCAAGTGGGCAACAGGGTTAATTACAACATCTAACCGCTCCTTGCGTGATGACCTGCTTTCTATCAAGGCTTTTCCTGAAGGCGAACTAATGCGTATGATGGAGTTGCATATCTTTAATGATGTTAATGACGACCCTATATGGGCAAGGCAACACTTTAGCCGTCTACATACTAACTACGGACACGCCATATTTCCATTCATGCAATACGTAGTTTCACATCTACCCGAGGTTATTAAGTTCTTAGGCGACATACAGGTAAAGATTGAGAATGCGGCTGAGATTAAATCCCAAGAACGGTATTGGTCAGCTATGTCGGCTATTGCCATAACTGGGGGAATCATTGCTAAGAATTTAGGACTGCACAACATTGACCACAAACCTGTAATGGCTTATATCATTAAGCATATCAAAGAATCTAGGGCGCAGAACAAACAGATGGTATCTGAGAATAGCGACTTCCTTAGCGGCTTTATACAGCGTAAGTTCCATGAGGTGCTGGTTATTAACGGCAAGAAAGACCACAAGACAGGCTTGGAGACAGGTCCGATTAGAGAGCCAAGGGGTGCATTAACCGCACGCTACGAACCCGATACAAAGCTTCTATATGTGGTTGCTAAGGAATACCGTGCCGAGTGTAATAAATCCCAGCTAAACTTTGATGAGTCGTTGGCTATGCACAAGAAGAGCGGGGCTTTCCTAGGTCAGAAACGTAAGCGTATGACTTCAGGCACTATTGTAGATACCAATCTAAACGCACCAGCCCTAGTGTTTGATGCTACCAAGCTGGAGTTCTTTAGGGAGGAAGCTTTACTAAATGTTGAAAATATTAAATCAGATATTCTTAATCCCCTGGAAACGCCTTGAACCTGAGCAGTCTATATTTATCCCTTGCTTAGACCGTAAGGCGCATGAAAAAGACCTACTGGAGGAAGCAGAAAGGCTAGGAATTGAGGTTAAATGCAAACAAGTTGTGGAAAATGGAAAATTTGGCTTGCGCTTATGGAGAGTTAAGTGATATAGTTACCTCACTCTTCTCCTCGACCCCACATTGAGGACTTAATCCCGCTTCGGCGGGATCCTTTTTAGTAGCCAGCCATCCGTCTTAATTGGTTTACATTGCCAAGCATTTTCTTTTCCATCTGACGGATACGCTCAATCTCTTGACCTTTTTTCTCAGCATCCATTCTAGACTCAGGTGCTTCAATAACATCTCTCTCATACGCACGTAGCTCAGATAACTGCCTATTGATATTATTTACTTGATCTTTTACCTTAAGAAGGTCTACTCGTTTACCTTCAAATTCTCGGTATTCTTCTATTGTGCCGTGTTTCTCAATATCGTTTAAAGTATTAACAGCTTTAGAAACTTCATCTCTAAGTTCATAATAATCATTCTTATCCGCATTGCCATACTCTCTAGCAACAAACGCACTTAAACCAGGGGTAGTAGCAATTGCATCTTGCCAGCTCTTTTCAGGTCTAGGCTGGTCACTAACACCATTTACCAATCCGTTTGTAAACTGTAGAATTAAACCTCCAGTAGTACCTGTAACTCCTTTAATTATATGATCTACGTTTACTGGGGCAATCAACCCCGAACTACCAATAAATTTACCTAATTCGGAAGTGCTAGTTGTGTATTGTTTTTCAGTTTCTAAACCTGCTAAATGCTGACCAATAATAGACCGACCTGTGAAGAAGTTATAGTTTGTGCCTACCTCTAAGAAAGGTTTAAATACTTGCGGTACAACAGTAGGGCTAAGTACTGCTTCGGCTAATGCACTACTCATAGCACGGCGAATCTTTTTACCGTCGGTAAATGCGTTATCAGTCATACCCAAATAGGTATATTCAGCAATAAGTTTAGGCATTAAAGTTAAATCACTACGCAAAGGCAACATAAAAGCTGTACCTGGAATCAATAAGTGGCGGTCACGAATGCTTGGATCCATCTTCTGATAGTCTTCATCATCCGCACTTAAAGCGGCATACATAAATGCCAAAGCACCAATCTTCAATGCGTTAGAAGCAAGAATACGGCGGGCTTCTTTTTTCTGTTGTGGCGCAATACCTTTACCTGATAGGGTCTTATATATTACGTTTTGAGCTTGTAAATACGCACCAAAAAACGGTATTACCTGACGTAACATCTGAATATTGCCTGATGCCCCTGAACGCTTAAAGTTAATAATCTCAAACGCACGCTCAACTGCCAGTGCTTTATCGCCTGTTTCTTTCATGGTCATGTTGTAAACAGCCTGACGTACAGCGTTATCCGAAGCCATAGCAAAATTTTCAAGCGCCCGCATAAATGCACCTGACTTAGTATCTTTCTTTAAGCCAGCCATAATCTCAGCGTTTTCCCTAATAAACGTAGCCGAGTAATCACGCACCCCAACCGCACCATACTTAGTTAATTCAATAGCAGCCGCACTTCTACCTCGTAAGGTTTTAGTAAACTCTTTAGCTACTTCTAAAGGTAGCAACCAAGGATGCTTTAGTCCTGATGTAAGCATTGCACCAAATGAATCTTGGGAAAGCTGGCTAATAGAGAACAAAGGCATTAACACAATGTTCTTACGTAAAATATTTGCGGCAGCCGAACCAAAACCAAAATGAGGAATGGCGGCGGATTCTATACCTGTGAAGGCATAAACAAACAATGGGTCTTTAAACTCTACCTTTTGGCGTTGCCCATCTACCCATAAGTCAATAGTATTTTGCTCACGATGCACAGTCTCGTCTTGACGTAAATCTTTAACTTCGTCAGGGAATAACTTTTTAGCGGTATCGTATAGGTTTAATGCGCTACGGTTCTTCACGGCACGGGCTACGGTATAGCTAGTCCAACGTTCCATGTTATCAAAGATGTTGGCAACTTCTTGCTCGCTACCTTTAATTTTAAAACCTTTAGCAAAGTCAATCAAACCACGACCATATTCTTTAGGGCCTGCTCTTTGTGCTAATTGTTCAACACGGTAGAACGGTACATAGTCCATGATATCTAACAACTCTTTTGCTTGGTCTTTGCTATATAGTCCGCTTTGAACTGCTATGTCCATTGTGTTTTTACGAACGGCGTTCCAACTTTTTTGCACGTCACGTAATTCAGGGAGCATTTCAAAAAACTTAAGACCAGCTTCAATTTGCTCGGGAGTCATGTGGCTATATATATCTTTGTCGGCTTTAGATAGTCCTTTTAAACGCTCTGCAACAAACGCTTGTTGTGCGTAGTTAGTAACTTTTTCTGTAGATAAACCGTTCTTTTTAGCAACATCTGCTAATTTACTAACAATACCTGACCAACTATCGTCGCCTTTTTCAGCTCTCCACTTATAGGCTTTAGGGTCATACTTAAGAGAGCCATGCTGTAAGAACTGCATTGCAACTGCATCTGCGTGGGTAGCTTGAGACGTACTTACCTCAAACATCATCTGTTTAACAGTTTCCCAATCAGTTTTATTGCTTTCTAATTCTTTACGAATAGCATTATTCAACGCAGCATCTGCGGAAAATAGCATTGTTTCTGCGGTGTTTAAAAACTTATTAACTGCAGACTTAGCGGCTTGCGTACTCTTTGTAGAGTCTTTAATGGTTTGGAAAGCCCCTGTTTCTTCAGTAGGCTTAGCACGTCTATTCGCTCCAGTAGTTTCGTAAAGTGCATCTAAGTCAGCTTCTCTAGCTACTTTTGCAATAGGCATTGTTTCTTTGCCTGTTACCGTATCTTCTTGAATCTTACGACCTGTTGCTAAAGACTGCTCAGCCGCCATCAAGCCGGATGCTAGAGCGCTAAGTTTTTGAGTAGGTGATAACCCTAATGCGTTTAATACTGCACGAATAAACGCAGTAAACAAGCTTTGGTTTTCTGCACGATAAGGAATGTTTTTAAGTTCTTCTTGGAACTCACGATTAGACATTAGCTCAGATGCAAACTCTGTAAGATTCTCCATACCATAACGACTAGAAAGTTCGGGGTGGTTTTCTTGTATAAAGTCATATAGGCGTTTTAAATCGGCAATACCTTTATTGCTTATACCGCCCTCAAACTTTTGAATCAGTGAATGTAGGAAGCCGTGAACCGTTTCATGTAACACAGTATGCGAATCAACTTCGCCTTCATTAATTTGAACGGTATCTGTAAACGCATTGTATTGCGCCGCACCGTCTTTAATAGTTCCAGCAGGAACAATCTCAACTTTAGGTAGGGTGCCTTTGTTTGCGAGAAGCCGATTTGAAATTAGTTTTTCTAAGATATTAAAAGTATTAGACGTGTCTTTTGCAATTGCGTTTAAGGCGCCAGCTATGTCGCCCCGCTGCACAGCTGCTAGTAAAGCTTCGGTTGTTTGCCCTTTAAATTCACGACGAACTTTTGGAAGTTGTTCTTCTAAAGCTTTGATACGGTCATCTAAAGTATTTAATTTTTTAAGTAGGCGAGAGGCTTCTTTTTCGTTGCCTTCATCTTTAGCTGTATCTATTGCATCTCTAATGTCTAGACGGTCTAAACCTAATTCAGTAAGTTTTTCACGAATGTTACCTAAACCTTGGGCTTCTGCAGTTTGTTGTTGGGTCTCTCTTATTGCATCAAGGCGGTCTATTTCTGCATTAGTTTTATTTTCTACGCTTTCAAGACGAGAAATTTCATCTGCAACATATGCTTTAGCCGCTTCGGGTAAACCACGATGGAATCGTTTGGCTTCTTTAAGGTTTTCACCACTAGACAAATCAGCCGCTAACATTTGAAGCGCTATTTCTTGTGGGTCTCCTTTTGGTTTACCACGTTTTTCGTCTAGCTTTGCAGTTCGTTCGTCAACTGCACCAGTAAAATACTTATCTCTTGCCTCATCAAATTCTTTAATTTGGCGTTTATTTAAATTTCCACTAGCTTTTAATGTACGCTGGACTGGTGCTTCTCTTCCAATAAGTTGTCCAACATCATTCCCAACAGGAACCATTCCTCGTCGTTCAGGTTGTTCAATTCCTCTGGTGGTTCCAAGTCCGTCGCTAGGCACTCGAACGCTTGGCTCACTTGGTCCGCTGATAGCTGTAGGAGTCTCCCCAGCACTTTGCTGTTCAAGAGCTGTTTGTTCATCTTGTAACTCCTGTTGAATTAAATCTTGTTCTTCTTGAGATAATACCTCTTTTGCCGTAGGTTTTAAAGGTTTCATTCTACGTTTAGGTGCAGGGGCTACTACTTCTTGCGTTACCGCTTCCGGTGCTAATTGTTGTTCTACAACAGCTTTTGGTTTTCTTTCACGTTTCTTAGGCTCAGGAATACTAAACTCAGGACGTTCTAAAAAGCTAGTAACACCTTCAATAATTTTAACGCCACGATCTCCACCAGCGTAGTCTTCTAAAATAGTTTTAACTTCTTTTGCTACTTTAGGATTACTTAAATCTTTGCCTAGTAACTGGTCTCTTAATTTTTTGTTGGTAGCCCCAATGTTCATGGCTTTAAAATCGGTTTCAGTAATAGGACGGCTAGGCTCTATTATTCCTTCAGCATTAGGTTCAACATAAGAAAACGCAGATTCTCGAGCTTTTAACTCGTCTTGACGTGCAATAGCGGCTTCTTGTTTAGATACGGCAGCTTGTGCAGATTGTTCTGCTTTGGCTTTTAAAGCTTCAACATCTGTTAATAATTCATTGTATGCGTCAGACTGAGTAAATCTATCCCCAAGTCTTTCACGCATGATGCGCATTTCTGTATCTTTTTGTTCAGTTTCATAGGCATCACGACGTGCTTGGTCTATCGCTGCTACCGCATCTTCTTGCGCTTTAATTGTATCTTGCTTAAACTGTTCAATGTCAGCTATAGCTTGAAGTCTTTGGTCTTCTCTACTACCTGTAACTGCGCCGGATATACCGCCAAACAAGCCACCACCCAATGCACCCATACCTGCTGCCGCACCAACACCTTTAGTTAAGCTAAGTTCAGGGTTAATTTCTTGCAAGCCTACGTTAGATATAAACTTACCACCACCTTCTTCTAATCCTTCAGATGCTGCTTCGCCTACAAAACCTCTAGTAAACCCACCAACACCAGGCATACCTTTACCAGCAAGAGCACGTTCAATAGTCGCACCACCAGGAAGTCTAGCTGCGCCTAAAGAAAGAAAAGATGCTTCAATAGCGGCAACACGTCCTTTAGCTAAGGCAATACCTGTAGCTTCTTCGTCGGGCATATCAGGGTTTTGTTTTTTAAGTTCTTTAAATGCGGCTACATAAGTATCTGAACCAACATCGGCACCTTGCATTGCAGCGCCCGTACTAATAGCGCCACGAACACCAGCTTTACCAAGGGCTTCTTCTGTAGCACCAACCATTAATGCTTTAGTAGTACCACGAGCAATTAAACCACCGCCCCACGAACCAAGCAAATTAGGTACTTGTTCTGCAAAAAACGATGTCAACAAAGCTGGGTCTTTAACCGTTTCTTTAATGGCTGTACCAAATTCAGCTAATATCCCATCAGCTTTTTCAATCTTTTGGGCACGGACGGTTTCTTTACCTCTAAGAATAGGTGATTTAGATTCTTGTCCAAACTGTTCTATTTGCTTACCAATACCCTGCAGCCCCGTATCGGAATCTTCAGCTTTAGTTATGCCGGCTAATTGAGAAATCTGTCCGGGTATTTGTGCTAGTTGTCCAACACCACTAACTAAACTTGCACCGACGTCAGTAATAGCTTCGCCAAAACCACGTTTTTGTGTAGCGGCTAAATCAGGAAAAGCTTCTAGGATTCGTTTTTTCGCATCTAATTGAGATACGTCGTCTGGAATACCTTCAACAATTCTTCCATCAGGAAGTTGAACGTTATACGGCATTACAATTCCTTATGATTTTGGAGGTACACCTAAAGCATTAAACTGATAAACAGTAGGTGCAGGAGGACCACCGCCACCACCTAAAACCAAACCTTGCGCTAATTGCCATAACTCTTCTGCAGATTTTCCGTAGTATTGACTACCCATCTTACCAGCTTCTTTTAATAGCCCTGCGTGTATTTTACCAACAGCAGCTAGATTTGCTTTGTTCATAGCAGTATCGCCAGCCGCACCAATATTAGCGCCTTTTGACTTAAGAAAATCTGCATAGGCACCGTAATATTCGCCTTTGCCTTCAGCTTCTTTTCTCATGATTGCAAGTTTTTCAGTTTCACGAGCAGCATCTTCTTTCTTCATGCCAAGACCCATGAGTTCTTTAATATTGTCACGGTCTTCTTTTCTATATCCAGCTTTATCTTGTGCGTACCCTTTAGCGGCACCCATAGCACCTTGACCAATATTAGTAAGTGCGTATGGAGAAGTACCGCCCATAATGCCAAGACCCGCTTCAAGTAAACGCATATACTTATCTTGTTTACGAGCTTCTTTACTTTCTGCTGCTTGACCTTTAAACATTTCTTCGTACTTAGCGTACATATCTTCTTTAGTCGCACCACTAGCGTCACGGTCTGCTTCTGTTGTTGCAGCCATTCTTCCTTTTTCACCAACGGTAGGCAAAGTCCTATTACCTGTTTCTTCGCCTATCTTTTTAGCAAGTGATTCTGCTTTAAATAATTTTTCTTCGTCCCCTTTAATTTCTTCAGGCGGCATCATTTTTTTAACTTGCTCAGCGGATGTTGGGATTGAGGCTTTTCGTCTTGCTTCTTCTACAGCTGCGGCATCACGAGCAGTATCTTCAGGACGGTTAACAAACATTGGACGCTGACCTGTACGGGCTTCAGAAGCTGCTCTAAATCCAACCGCTTGTTCTCCAGGAGACTGCCTTATAAACCTATTAAAAGGATCCATAATGCCTTGTTTAACTAGTCTATAACTACTTTGCACTGGATCATAGTTTCTAAGTTTTGCTAATTCACCTAAACCAAAATCACCAGACACGGCTTCTTGGTTGCGTAAAACACGTTGCATGTATTCGTTGTTAGCATATGGGTCTTCTACGTCTTGTCCGTTTTTAAACGCAACAATACCACCACCAGCGTATTGCATTTCTTCGTTTACATAACCACCATCATCAAATGCAACAATACCACCACCTGCAAGAGATTGTTCATCCATACCGCTAGGTAAAGCGGCTACGCCTTGAGGACGTTGCATAGCTTGTAAACCAGCCATTTGTTGTGGCATTTGCGGCATCTGTTGCATAGGTTGAGGCGTTGCTGCCCGTACTAAGTCTTCTTGAACTGTAGTTTGTGCAGGTGCTGGACTATGTTGGTTTAAAGTTTGACGACGTTTGATTTCTGCCAAAGCTAAAAATTCAGGCACCGCCGGGTTTTGACCCTGTGCATATCTAGCTAACACATTTAATTTAATTGCAGGATTTTCTAACTGTTTAGCAACTTGGGCATATTTGCCCATAGGATTATCAATTGTGTTTCTCATGATTTTTTACCCATTAATCTGTCAAGTTCAAGTGCGGCTAGACCGCTACCTTTTTTCTCTTCAATCTTACCGCCCTTTTTCTTAGCCATACCATACATAGCTGCGCCGGTTAAACCAAGACCTGATAGTTGAGATAGTTGGTTTGGAGCCGCTTGATATTGCTGAGTAGTAGCTTGTTGTAATGGAAGACCACGCAACATAGCATTCATCATACCCAACTGCATAAACGGATATTGCTGAGCCGTAGCATAATCTTGAATGGCTTGGTTAATTTTCTGTTGCTCTTGTTGTTGCATTGCGGCGCCCATTTGAGACTGAGTACCAATAATGCCTTGTTGCGCTTGTTGCTCAGCAGTACCTAATTGACCTAAAGTACCAGCCGCTTGATTAGCTAAGCCGTAACCTTGTAAACCGTATTGTCCAGCACCTAATGCGCCTTGAACACCTTGTAAGCCTACACCAGCACCTTGCATACCAGCTTGAGCACCTTGAATACCTTGCGCCGTACCTTGAAGACCTAATTGACCAGCACCAAGCTGTTGACCAATTCCAGACAAACCAGTGTTGTAGCCTGCCAATGCTCCAGACACACCTTGCATACCAGTTTGTGCGCCTTGCATACCCGCCTGATAGCCTTGTAAACCTTGTGCTGAACCTGACAACGCACCTTGTAAACCTGACAAACCAACTCCAGCACCTTGCATACCTTGACCATACAACGAACCAGCACCTTGAACACCTTGAAGCCCAGCTTGCTGTCCTTGCATAGCAGTACCAATACCTGATAAACCAACTCCAGCACCTTGCATACCCATGCCTGTACCTTGATAGCCAGCTTGTAAACCTTGTAAATTTAAATTAGCGCCAAACTGTTGTTGTTTTTGAGCGTCTTCAAAAGCTTTTTGTGCTCCAGTAGCTTCAATACCTTGCAATTGAGAATTTAAATTACGTTGTGCTTCTGCACGTTCAATAGCTTGACGGCTACCACCAAAAGCGCCAGCGCCAACAGCTTGTTTAGCCCGCATTGGTTCAGCAATTTGATAGTCACGTAATGCGGATTGCTTTTGATAGTCAACCACATTTTGCATATAAGGCGACATGTATGCTTGTGTAGCCATTGGATTTGTAGCTTGAGCAGCGTATTGAGCGCCAGCGCCATAACCTTGTTGAGCTTGTTGAGCAGCTTGGGAACCATAACCAGCACCCATTGCACCAAAACCTAAACCACCCATACCAATATCAGCAGCGCCTTGACCATACGCTTGTGCTTGCGGAGCTAAACCAGCAGCAGCTTGCCCATATCCAGCACCTTGAGCACCGTAACCTAAACCTTGTTGAGCTGCCATATCTGCGGCAGATAAACCTAATTGAGCGGCGCCTTGACCATAGCCTGCGCCTTGAGCGCCATATCCTAATGCCTGTTGACCTGTTCGAACTGCGCCCATCCCTAAACGTTGAGCTTGCATCTGCGCCATTTGGGCAGCATTTTGTGCATTTTGTGCGCCTTGCGCACCGTATGTTTGGCCTACATCCCCATAAGTTTGCCCAGCAGCACCATATCCAAGAGCTTGATTACCAAGCATACCTGCTTGACTTGCAGAACTTAAACCGCCCATACCTGCCATACCAGCTAATCCAGAACCAGCACCAAACTGACCAGGTATTTGCATGTTATATGCTTGTTGTTGAGCAGACGTTTGTAATGGTGAAAATCCTGCTACATAATCATTTGGATCCGAACTATATGCTTGGTACGGACGGAAAGAAGTCATGTCATCGTTATAAATCTGCGTTTGAGCAGACTGCAACATGTTTTCTACGTAAGGACGTGCATATTCAGGAACGTTAGAGGAATATGAAGTTGTAGTAGTTGGGCCGGGAGAACCACCACCGCTAGATCCGCCAAATGGGGTGCGTTTACCGTGGACGTCGTATCCGTGGTGTTTATTTAAATGTCTTAATATACTCATATCTTAGCCTCTACAATCCTGTAGCGTTCTTTAAACCCATATCTAGTCCACAAACGTGCAATAGATTCTCTAGCGGCACCTTGAATCTTGGTAGCGCCATATCCTTTTAACAAAGCAGTAAACTGCTCGTATGTATCTTTACTACTAATTAACTTACCACCAATAGCAACAACAAAAGCAACTCTATCGTTAGGCATATTATTAAAATTAACTGCTGTTGCACCATGTATTTTATTTTCTTCGTCTACTGCAACTAAAAGTAACCAATCACCTCTAGCTAAATAAGTTTTAGCTTGCTCAACTGTATAGTCATCTTCACCCCATTTTAACGCATCTGTTAAAAAATGTTCTACCAAAGGCCAAGTCTGGTGAAAATAATTAGCGCTTACAGATTTAATAGTTAAATTCAATTATCCTCCAGGCTGATCGTAAGTATACGTAGGTGAAGGAGGAGCATTTGCAGCTTCTTCTGCAAGTCTTTTTGCTTCTGCTTCAGCTGCTTGACGCTGTTGTAAAACTACGCTTGGGGCCACTCTATTTAAATTAGAAGTAATTCCTGACATATTTGGTCTGTAATTTAATGCTTGGCTTTGGTATGTAGGCATTTGCCGTCCTTGTTGCATAGGGCCTTGATAAAACTGATCCATTGGATTTTGTTGTTGGGATATAGGAGCAAACTGACTAGCCATGCTTTGATAAAGCGCTTCTAACCCCATATTCTGTAGGTTTTGTTGTGGAGTTTGTTGCATTGGAGATTGTTGCATTGAAGATTGTTGCATTGAAGATTGTTGCATTGGAGCGTAAGTAGGAGTGTAACGATTTGCGGTTGGACTAACTGTTTTATACCCATAAGCCGGCATTCCGCTTTGAGCTTGGTTATTTGTTGCCCCTGCTTTACTTATTGCCGCCCCTAACATTCCTCCGCCACCCCCGCTCATACTGGTAAGTCCTTAGCTGCTTTAGAGTTAACTGCAAATTTACCTTTTCCCATAGATTTCTTACGTTTAGCTTGTACTCGTTCCATCATGGCATAAAGACGTTTAGCTCCTGCATCTGTAGAGCCATTACCTAACTCGGACACAATGCGAGCGGGTACTACAAACTCACCATCAGCAAGGCGTGCAGGTTGATGACCACCTATAGTAGCAGGAATATTATCTGATACACCATCACCGGGACCTTTAAGTAAACGACCGCCATCTGAATAACTACCTAAATCTGCAATACCACCAGCACCCATCATAACTCCACCTTTAGCCGCATAGGTTGGATACTGAGCACGATAATATGGGTTTGGACGAATTGGTTCTTGAGCACGGAAGTTAGGAGAAATACGTTTTAAATAGTCTCCATCATCAGAAGTATCGTCTACAGGCAATCCTGTTTGTTGGGGATTCATAGCAGCTAAAATACCTGCGCCCGCTGTTGTATACCCAGCTTTTTCCAATGGGGTTTGTTTAGACCACCAGCTAGAATTAGGGTCTGCTTTTGCTGCAGCTACAGCATCTGCCTGTTGCTTAAGGATTTTATCCCCAGCGTTCATTGGAGTATTGGGTGTTCCAGGACCAGTAAGGCTAGGTTCAAGTTGCATACCAGGGGTAGTTAAGCTTTGTCCAGGTAATGCGCTATTAACATAATTAGCCGTTGGAGTCAAAGTACTTGTAGGTACATTAGGGCCAGGCACAGCTTGAGGTCCAGTTAAACCAGAGTAGCCACCAACAGGTACTTTAGGAAGAGGCCCACTAGGAGCGCCAGGCCCAGGAGCGCCAGGAGTACCAGCACCCATCAACGGGTCAATAGGGGCACCAGTAGATGGGTTAAGAGATATTGGAGTAGTTCCGACTGTAGTAGCTTGACTTAATGCAAGATTAGGGTCAACGGGAGCGGCGCCAGCACTAATACCAAAATCACCACCAGAACCTGTACCTCCAGCAATTGCAGTTTCTCCGCCGCCTAGGCTACTAAGTCCACCACCAATACCACCAGCCACACCGCCCATAAGAGCTGCTTTACCCACGTCACCGCCTTGAATAGCTGCGCTACCACCCGAAATAAGAGCGCCAGCACCAGCACCAGCAAGGATACCAGCAGAGGTAGCCCCCATACCAGCACTCATTAGCATAGGTGCCGCTGCACCCGCCGTAAAGTAAGTAGCAGCCGCCATAGCCACAATAGGCAAGACCTGCTCTAGAAAACCAGCTTCATATAATCCTGTTTCTGGGTTACGAGTTAAACTACCACCATGTGCTTTAGCTAAGGCTTGAAGACCGCCAACCTCACGGGGGGTCATATGCACTAGGACGGAGTCTTTACCCCGACCTCTATTTTCTAAGTTTTTTGCTATGTGGTGTAGGCTCATACGTGCCCCTTAAGGGATAGATTGGTTGATTTTATCATACTAGACAGTTGTTCCGTCGGCTTTTTTCCATACAGTACCGTTCCACCAAATAGGTCTGTCCAAAGTAGTGTCGTAATAATATTGCCCTATGGGTAATGGCGCTTGTACAGTACTTACAGGTCTTTCTGCAGTAGTTCCATAAAGAGGAATAGTGGCTGCTTGGGTAAAGTTATCTATCTGGTTAAAGTACAGACGAAGCACGTTGGAATACTGGTCAAAGTAATTGGTGTTATACCCTTCTCGTGGAGCATTAGGTAAGTTAGGCGCTTTTGGCGCACGTAGTGGAGCGTTATATGCCATTATCTACGTCCGTCTGGTCTTATATCAATACGTGCATAGCCCATTTGCCAAGCAACCCCTAACCCAGTAGACTCAATCCTATATGCCATCTGCCTACCTCTAATGCGGGTGTATACCTGCCCAGTAAATTGTTGCACTGCATAGGTACGTTGTGCTGTATAGTTTTGCGCACTTGGTACTCTTGGGCTATTAGGCGCTCCATAAGCTGTTCCTGAGTTAACCCTTGGAAGCACGGTCATCGTTACTTCTGGCAAGTTTGCATTAGATCCGTTAAAAGTTAAGTCTGGTAGTATGCGCCACACAAACCCAAAATTATGCCCGTCGCCAATGTCAAAGTCAGACGATTGAATGTATGCAGTAATAGGTACTGGGGTTAATCCTGATACGTCATCGTTACCGTTTTCATGGTAGAGAATTCTATAGTTAACAGTGTCGGCACCCATTGGATATGTACGTAAACCAGAATCTAACCAAGCAGTGCGGCTCATAGTTCCGTAAGCCCAAACATCATCTAAATAGTCGTAAATAACATAGCGGTCAATAACATTACTGTCAGCAGAACAGTAGAACCACCAAATCTCGTTATATCCTTCGATAGACCCAGCAAATACTTGGAAATTTTGGTCTTGGTTAATATCTTGGTAAACGTATTGACGCAATGAACACGGCAAAGTTTCTACACGACCAGTATAGCGATAGAATTTATCCGTACCCATCCAATAGGTTACGTTATTAACCGTGATAGACGCATTAGGCCCCATAATAGAAATGTTGTCTTGTAACAACTGGAAACCCCAAATGTAAGGAGGTCCAAGGTACTGCATAGAGTAAAGCGCCGCATCAGACCAAACCAAGATTTCCTGACGGGTTGAACGAGCACAAACAATAAATGAACCAATATTAAGACGATATTCACCGGATTGGTTTGTTGCAGCTGGCACCCATTCGTAAGGATTTTCTTGGTCAGACCAACGCACTAACAGCGGATCAAAAGCAGTATTAGCATCTGTAGGGTCGTAAGGATTTGCACCAAAAGCAATAACAAAACGTTGAATTGCCGAGCCAATAATTTGATTTGTGCTGTTAGGTACAAATTGCCCTGAATATCCCGCCGCTGTTGACTCTGCAGATAAAAGTTGCGCTCTAGTTGCAAGCCCGCCTACAGCGCCGCTTGGGTATGTTTGACCTGCTGGTATCCAGTAATAAATTTCACCGCCACGAGGAGCAAGAACTAAGTCTTGTCCAAAATTGTCATTAGTCCATAGGCGTAACTGCTGCCCAATACCAATAGTAGCCGCTGCGCCCCAACCACGAACTGGAGCTACCGGAGTATTAATAATTACAGTGCCGCCAGAAGCTGCGGTAGAAGTTGTTGTATAGGTATTAGAGCCTATAACTGTAGATATTGTAAATGTATTAGCCCCAGTACTAGTTATTGGAAACGCCTTTTGTAATACCAGTCGGTTTATACCGCAAGCATCTGCAGAAATACTAGAAAAATACACATAGTCACCCGTTGTTAAGCCGTGCGCTGTTTTAGTAACGGTAAGAACAGAAACTCCAGCACTAGCGGCTGTAAACGGGTTAGTAAGGGTTGTATCAACATAAGAAGGCCAAGTACCTGCGCCCCATCCAGTACCCGCAATCTCAACGTCCAAACCGGTGTTAATCTGAAATGCCGCAGTAATAGCAGTACCACCGCCAGCAGCCACGGTAGATGTAGCAGAAGTTGTTGTGGTAAACGTAAATTGAGTGGTGGATACGTATGTTATCTGCTGTTCAGCATTTAATTCTGCGGCGGGAATACCGCCAACTGCAGTAGCCCCAGAAATAGTAACGAAATCATTATTAATCCCGCCGTAGCTAGCAAGCGTTACAGTAACAAGATTAGAGCCGCTTGTCGTAGAAAACATGTTGTCAGTGCTAGGGCTTGTAATACTAGTATAAGTAGCTCTAAGAGGGGTTACGTCGTTATATTCCCCGCCCTGCTCAATATAGTATTTAAGGTTAGTGCCAACACCTAGTAAATTGGAACCATTTAACGTGCCCCAGTTCCAAAGCGCTCGGCATACGCCTTGGTAGAAATCATTAGATAGACGGGTCCAACCACCTATTTTTTCAGCATTGCCAGAACGAAAACGAATCTTGTCGCAGTCAAACCAACCCCCTTCATTGGTGTAGTTTGTACCTTCTTTGTTTATACCCGGCTTAAAAATTAGTTTTTGTATTGGCATAAGTTATCCTAGTGCTGCAAGGGCTTTAGTTGTTTTTTGCAGTCTGTCATCTAAACCATGGGTTCCGCCGTTAATGCGTTTAGTTAGCATACCGTGTTCTTGTTGGTCAGCAAGCTCATTTAACCCTTTTTTGTTCCAAAACCACCCTGCACTTAGAGCCGCATATTTAGGATTAAGTAACCTAGCAGGATCACCGATAAAATCCACACCCAAACTAGATCCGCATCGCTCATAATTTTCACGTCCTGTTAATTGTATCAAACCCCTACCGTGGAAGTTCCACCCATCATTTTCTTGGGTATTCCCAAGGCGTCCAGCATAAACTTTATTAGCAATCATTTCTGGGTGGTAAGCATACTTTTTAGCAGTCTCTAAATCAGGAAACCGACTAGGCCAAACACGCATTAATGCCTGGGTGCTGTAGTTAAGGTTTTCTTCAAGCTGAGTAAAATTACCCGATTCATGAGCACACTGACCGATAAACGCTGCTTGACGCTTAGGCGTATTAATTTCATACTTATTAAAAGTAGCCAGCAAAGGCTCCTCCCATTTTGGGTCAATGCCAAGAGCTTGAAGTGCGTTACTTAGACTCATTGTCGTCGTGCCCTAATTTAATGCCCGTAATTAAACCAATAAAACCGCCAATAATAGTTTGGAAAGCGGGGGTAATAGCCTCAAATATTTTGTCGTTGTTTATATTGGTGTCAAAAAGACCAATAAGCATTGCGCCTACCATGCCGACAACTACGATACATAAAGTAATTGTGACCGCCATAGTTACCCAACTTCCCAATTCTTGTTTCATTCTTTAGCCTTTGTGCGCATATCAATAATTTTTTCAAGAGTGCGCCCGCCAAAGTAAAAACTCATAATAAGCATGCCCCATTGACCTAGAAGTTCAACATAAGCTTTATTAGTATCTATATCAAAAGCACTCATCATGGCAAAGGTAAAATACCCAGTTAAAATTGCAATTAGAGTCATTGGGCGAATGTTTTTAGATAACCATGAATCAGAAAGCATGTCGGCTTGTTGGCGTTTTGTAAGCTCTTGCTGTTCTACAACATCTGCTTGGATGTCCGCAAGTTTGCCTTCTTGTGCTAGTTTAGCTAAGTCCAGCTGTGCTTTAGCTTTTGCCTCTGGGTCAGGAATTAGCTTATCTACTAGCTTCATTCCTACCGATACGATGTCATCTATCCCAAACATTATTTAGCCTTTTTTGCAGCTGGTTTGCGTGTAGTGGCTTTCTTTACAGTCGGTTTCTTTTTAGCAGGTCTATCCACACCAAAAAAATCTTTATCTTCCTTAGAAGCAGGGAAAGGCCATGCCGTTTGTATATTAACTTTGCCGACTTCCATATCAATTTTTGGCATATAGCCAAGTTTGTCAAACATCCAAGTAATAATAAACATAAGTTTTCCTTAAGTCTTGATAATAAAGTTAATACCAAGGTATGGTGAAATTGTTGTTGCTGCAGTGCCAGAACCTGTTGCATCAGTTGCGGTAATACCTGTTGTTGCAGTTGCTGTGCTTGCTGAACTTGCAGTATCCCCTAGAGAAACGCCGCTATTACTCATACCGCCACCAGAACCAGCAGTTCCACCGTTATATTGCTCTACGTGAGCATGCCCCGGATCCGTAATAGAGTGGGTATGTGACGGCAAATTAGCAGTAATTAAGGTTGTGGTTGCAGAACCGCCTGTGGTTCCAACAGTAGTGCCGTAAGGCATACGGTTTGTGTAATTTGGTAAATTAAATGTAGTTGAACCATCTCCTACACCAAAGGTTGTACCAATTATTGCAAAAAGAGCAGAATATGTAGACCGACTAACCGCAGCTCCAGCACATAATAGCCAACCAGTAGGGGCAGTACCAGTACCCCACATCATAATTCCACCTGTAGGAGCGCCGTTAGTTAGTACAAAAGCTGTTGTAGCTACAGTTGTATTGTTTGTACCTGCAGCTTGTGTTGTTGCTGTTACGTTACTTGCAATCGTTCCCCCTGATACTACATTGGTAGCATTGGTAGCATTGGTAGCAGCGCCAGCAGTAAGAGATGTGGCAGTTCCACTTAAACCTGTGCCCGGACCAGAAAATTGAGTTGATGCCGTAATTGTTGTGCCAGATACTGTACCAACAGTAATATTTGGAGTGCCCGTTAAACCGCCAGCAGTACCCGTTGTATTTTGGTTTAGTGTTGGGAAAGTGCAGTTAGTAAGTGTTCCAGAAGTAGGCGTTCCTAATATTGGAGTTACTAAAGTTGGGCTTGTGCTTAATACAACGTTGCCCGTGCCGGTTGAAGTTGTTACCCCCGTTCCGCCTGACAGAACTGGAAGAGCTGCAGTAAAAGAAGCGGAAGCCGCTGATAAAGCGCCTGTAAACGTACCAGTAGTACCCCTAACACTTGCGGCTGTAGTAGCACCAAGAGTTGTGCCATTAATAGTCCCGCCAGTAATAGCTACGTTATTGGCATTTTGGGTAGCCATCGTGCCTAAACCTAAAGCCGTTGTAGCAGCTTGCACAAAAGCAGTTGTAGCTAACTGAGTAGTGTTAGTACCGGCTGTTGCAGTGGGCGCTAATGGAGCGCCAGTAAGAGTTGGAGAAGCGGACAATACCATGCTACCTGTACCTGTTACAGAGTTAGATAAAGCCACTCCGCCATAAGTTAAAGCGCTAGACATCGTTGTAGCGCCGGTAAGGGTGGTAGTGCCCGTTACAGTAAGGTTGCCATTGATTGTTTGGTTGCCTACCGTGTTTACTTCGGCAGAATAAAAGTTGGTGCCGTCGCAATAAACAGACGCAGTTACGCCATTAGGGATAGTTACACCCAAACCACTAGAGCCAATAATTTGTATGCCAAAACCACCAGTAGTGCTATTTTTAACAATATAAGTTTTTTCAACTAGCGGAGCAACAACGTTGCGCACTGCAGTATTTGTGCCAGTAACTACTAAAACTTGGTTTCTAGCTTCATCCGTTACACCGTTAAAGTTAGACAGGGTGTAAGTAGCGTTAACCATAGTAATGGTAACAACCCCCGATATAGCTTGTTCTATTAACGACCCTAAGTTATTGTTAGTGGTTTGCCCCCAGATACCAGATTGGTCTCCGTCCCCGATAAGTTCAATCCGAAGTGATGGTGAATAAGTAGATGCCATATTAGTCTTTCATTAACATTGCTTTGTGTCGATTGGTGCCCAGTTTGGGGTTTGGTCGTCTCCAATATCTGTCCAAGTTGCGGTATTGCTATTATTTAATGCTGTCCAAGTTACTGTTTGGCTATTACCAATATCTGCCCAAGTTACGGTATTACTATTATTTGCTGTATTCCATGTAACTGTCTGGTCATCGTTGATTTTAAACCATCCAAGTACACAAGCCAAGTCTAGTATTGTAAAGGTTTCAACGATAGATTGTAGGAAATTAGACTGTTGGGTGCTTAAATCTGCCAAATCAACGTTTTCTACAAGGGTAGCAGCAAATTGAGCGGTAATAGCCCGTGTATCATCAACGCTAAAGTTTTCGCTAATTGAGAAGGAAAAGATTGAAATTATGGTTGCTGCGTCTGCAACAGTAATAGGCTCAGTATGAGATGCCGCAAATTGAGCAGCTATAGAAATAACGTCTTCAACTGTAAGGTTTTCAGTAATGCTAGAGGCAAACTGGGCGGTTATTGCCAGTATGTCATTTTCTGTTGTATTTTCAGTAATGCTTTGCAGAAAAGCGTTTTGTTGGGTATTTGAATCCCCTAAGTTACTATTTTCTGAACGGGTCTGTAAAGACGCAAAATACTGTACGCTAAAATCATCAGGGTTAAAATTCTCTGCTCTACTTACAGCAAATTGAGCAGCGATTGTAGGGGTGTCTGCAGGAGTAAAGTTTTCAGCTAAACTTTGTAAAAAAGCGCTTTGTTGGGTGCTTGAGTCATCAAGGGTAATTGCTTCTGTAGCGCTGCCAAAATAGTTAACCCCTGCATTATTTTCTACTTCTGCCACCCTAATTGATTCAGTTATAGACTGTAAAAACGTACAGATTTGGCTACTTGAATCTTCAGGGTTAAGATTTTCTGAAATAGACAAAGCAAACGCATTTGGACCTAAACTAGCAAACGATACTTGGGAAAAGGTGGATATACCAAACATTTATTAAATAGCCAATTCTTTCCAAGAAAGCGTTGCTTCATCCCAATCATATTGTTTGCCGTCATTTGGATAAGGTTTGGGGGCGTTCCAAAGCCATGTAGATTGATCTAAAACCCAACTTGGGTAAGGTTTTGGCGCATAAAACACATCATTTGCTTGGTCATAGGTATAACCAATACCAGCAAAATTACCCCTTAATGGTGTGTTATTTGGATGTTTATTGCCGTAAGTGTTATAAGAAGTTTGAAGCCAAGTGCCAGGAGAAGTATCAATAAAAGTATTAAAAAATTCAGGTTCAGCAACAATAACCTGCACCACTTTTCCATCTAAAACTTTTGCAAAATGTCCCATAATGATTCCTTATGCTGTGTATGTGCCTGAAGTTGTAAATGTGTGGTAAGTGTAGCCACCTGCTGAAGTTACAGTACCGCCAGTACCTTTTTGCGATCCAAGATAGCGAATAATTACCCTTCCTGAACCACCTGCACCGCCAGTACCAGCAGCAGTCGCTCCACCACCTCCACCACCGCCAGTATTTACTGTTCCAGCAGTACCGCTTGAAACTCCTGAACCGCCATTTCCACCGCCACCTGAACCACCAGTACCAGCAGTACCTAAACCACCACCGCCACCACCTCCTGCATAAAATGTTCCAAGAGATTGCCAATTGCCTCCATTGCCGCCTGCGCCACCGCTTGTGCTTGTTCCAGCAATACCTGCATTTAATGCGCCACCACCTCCACCACCGCCATAAGAAGGTGCGCTTGCGTTACCATTAGCACCAGTTTGTCCTTGACCTGAAGTTCCAGAAGCACCAGAAGAAGTGTTATAAGTTCCACCACCACCTGAACCGCCTGAATTTGCATTTCCACCATCAAAGTTTGCTGAATAACCGCCACCTAAAGCTGTGTTTAGAGATCCAAATACGCTGTTAGTGCCGTTAGTGCCTGTAGCCCCTGCTACGCCAGCAGCACCAGCACCGCCAGCACCAATAGTAATAGCAAAAGAATCTCCGCCTTGTAATACATTATAAGAGTTTACTGCGATGTAGCCACCTGCACCACCACCGCCACCGCCAATACCACCATAACCTGAAGCACCGCCACCGCCACCAGCTACTACTAAATAATCAATTAGGTAACCAACAACATATTGCACCCACCCACCATTTTGATAAACTTCAAATTGATTTAAAGATGTGTTATATCTAGTCATACCATCAGCTGGAGATGCTGGGCGTTGAGCCGTAGTACCTACTGGCAAATCAAAATACCCTGTTGATGTATTGTTTTGGTCAGATACAGCAGCAGGAGTTGGAGTTGCCCAAGAAGGTATACCACCAGCAACAGTTAATACTTGACCAGTAGTACCAATAGCTAATCTAGCCGCTATTGAACCAGAAGTTCTATACTCCATATCGCCAGTAGTAGTCATTGGACTTAATGCGTTGTATGCGGCATTAGCTGCTGTTTGCCCTGTGCCGCCATTTGCTATTGCTACTGTTCCTGTTACATTGGCTGCGTTGCCAGCAATATTTGTTGTCCAAGTTGGACTGCCAGCAGCACCTGATACTAATACTTGCCCTGATGTTCCAGCAGCAGTATATCCTTGAGCAGAAGTAGATGCACCATAAACAACAGAACCTGCTGTTGGGGCTGTTGTTGTACCTGTACCACCTGAACCTACTACTAATGTTGCAGATAAACCAGCAGCAGTTCCAGCAGTTGCCGCATTTAAGTTAGCTACTTGAGTAGTAGAAGCTACTGTAAATGGTGCAGTACCAGTAGCTACAGTTGAAGTAACAGTTGTAAAGCGACCAGTAGAAGCAGTAGTAGCACCAATAGAAGTGTTATTGATCGTGCTTGCAGCAGTTGGGTTAATGGTTAATGCACCAACAGGGCTAATTGTTACTGTACCTGTACCTGAAGGACTAATTGCTACCGCTAAGTTTGCTGGGCTTAATGTAACTGCGCCAGTTGCGCTAAGAGTAGTAAATGCGCCTGTTGTGGCTGTTGTAGCACCTACAGTACCGTTAATGTTAATTGACGCAGTACCAGTTAAGTTTGTTACTGTTCCGCTTGATGGTGTTCCTAATGCTGGGGAAACAAGAGTAGGGCTAGTAGCACGAACTACTGAGCCTGTACCTGTTTCTGTAGCAAATCCATCAATGTCAAAGTCCCAAGAAGCAGCAGTAGTTCCAGTAATTGCAACGCAAACTACGCTAGCAGTAGTTCCAGCAGTAAGTGTTGCAATCGTGTTAAGGCCTGAAGATTGAATTGTTAAACTGCCTGTACTGTTATTAATTATTTCAAAAGCCCAGCCTAAAGCTAGTGTGCTTGTAACAGGCAACACTACAGTTTGTGCAAGAGTTCCTGTAAATTCTTGTTGAGTTGTGCTTGTATTGGTAAGGGTAGTTGTACCAGCCGCAGTAGCAGTAGTAGTCCAACCTCTTAAGTTAGTTAATGCCGCTGGTGCTGTAGTAGCATTTGTACCACCGTTAGCTAATGGAAGTGTGCCAGAAACGTGAGTAGTTAAACCTACTTTGCCGTAGCTTGGAGCAACACCAACACCACCAGAAATAATTACGTTACCTGTGGCAACATCGGCTAAAGAAGATAATACGCCAGCAGCAGAAGCATAAAGAATATCACCTACTGTATATGAAGTAATGTTTGTACCACCATTAGCTACAGGTAAAGTGCCACTTACATGGGTAGTTAAACCAATCTTGCCATAACTAGGTGCAACACCTACACCGCCAGAAATTAAAGCATTTCCTGTAGCAACGTCAGCTAGTTTAGAAAGGGCAGTAGTTGTACTTGCGTATAGTAAATCACCAACAGCATAAGAAGATTGTCCTGTGCCGCCATTAGCCGCAACCAAAGTACCAGCAACAGTAATAGCGCCAGTAGTGGCGGTAGCTGGAGTCAGTCCAGTAGTACCAAAGTTTAATGATGTTACAGCTGCAGTAGTCGGCACAGAACCCCAAGAAGGAGCGCCACTAGTTGTTGCAATAAGAACTTGACCTGTAGTACCAGCAGCAGTTACTCCTAAAGCGCTTGTGCTATTACCATAAATAACGCCATTTGCTGTAAATGTTGTAGCCGCAGTACCGCCAGCGGCAATAGGTAAAGTACCAGCCGCTAAAGCAGAGGCAGATGTGGAATAGAGGGCATTATTAGCCGCAGTAAACGTAGTTAAACCTGTACCACCATAGCCAGACTGAATTGTGCCGCCCTGCCAAGTACCACCAGATATAACAGTAGAAGCTAAAGCAAGACTGTTTGTACCCCAGTTAGCTGCAGCTGGAATAAAAGAATAAGCTCCCCATGTACCAGCAGAAGTTGCAATACTTGTTGCAGCTAATTGAGTAACACCGCCAGATGGAACTAATTCAACCGTAGCCGAAGCGTTGTCTGTAACAGTTAAAACACCAGAAGAGTTGTTAACAAAAATAAAACTTTGCCCAAGAACTAGTGTTGTGGCGTTAGGTAACTGAAATGTTTGGGCTAAAGAGCCAATAAGAATTTGTGTTCTTGCAGAAGCTGCCGTTAATGTTGTAGTTCCAGCAGCTGAGGTGACTGCTATAGCGTTAGCGGTAAAGTTGTTAAAAGTTACGTTTTGATTTGCGTCTCTTAGAACTACAGAGCTTGCGCCAGATGACGTAGTTACGCCCGTTCCACCATAAGCAACACCGATAGTTGTGCCGTTCCAAACACCAGAAGCAATCGTGCCTAATGGACCTACATTTCCAGAAGCATCAAGGTTTACTGACTTACCTGCAGGGTATGTAACAAATACGTTTGAAGCGCCAACTAAAGTAATTGGCGATGTGTTTCCACTGGAGTTTGAAAGAACCGTAGTTCTAGCTAATGTAGTTCCAGAAGAGGTGTACGTGCCAATACCTACTTCCCACGCAGAGCCATTAACTATGCAATAGAAAGTAGTATTTCCGTTACCTACAACGGCAAACGATTGGTAGCCAGCTACAGCCCCACCTAGGGTTATTGTCCCAGTACCAGTGGTAGCTGTAGTTTCCTGAACTCGGTCATAAACTACAAGAGCCATTTAGGACTCCTTAAGATGTTGCAGTTGTGCTATATGTAACGCTTACTGTGTCACCCGCAGTTGTAGTTTTAGCTGTAGTAAAGTTGCCTTCAGAATACAAAACACCAGCCGTGGAGCTTTGTGTACTAACAGCACCAGAACCTGTAACCAAGAAACAACCATAAACAGTACCGCCAGCACCAGTAATAGTGTAGGTAATTGCAGTTGCTGTTGAAGTAGTTACGTTAGATGGTGTTGTACCAGACGATGAAGAAGCGGCAAATACGGCTGTACCACGAACTGCAGAACCGCCAACTGTGTAGTTAGTAAACTCAGCAGCATTAGTAGTTACCAAAGTAGTCATGGTATCTGTAGCGGCAGGGGTTAAACTAACCTTAGTAAGACCTAAGAATGGTCCAACAGTAGTGTATGTGCCAGATGTGCGCAATAAGGTATCAAGCAATAGCTGCTTACCTACGGCAACAACTAGGTTGGGGACTTCTTCAGTCCACTTTAAATTACCCTGTGCGTCACGGCATTCAACGTGGTAATAACCTTCAACGCCCATACCTTCGGGAATGTTTACATTGGCTTGTAGTGTGGCTACAGCGTAATCGCCACAGCTTCCTGTTTCTTTGTGCATAATTGCTCCTTAATTAGAAAAACGAATAATGGCGTCTGATGCAGTATTCGTTGGAAAAGTTATTGTAAATGTGTTTGTTGCTGTTTTATCAGACCCAAAATCTAAAACTGCTACTGCCGCATTAGTTGTACTATTATAGATTAAAGCCCCTCTAGCAGTAAAACTTGCTGGATTCCAAGTTGTTGTAGCAAAAGACAAATAGGCCGTATAGTCACTAGTTTGTGGGGGAATGATAGTAAGGGTATTACCACCTACCGTATATCCAGCGCCTGTAATCTCGTTAGTAGTTGTATAAGTTAAGGTTGCGTAAGATAAATCAGCGTTTGCTGTATAGAGGGCTATCTTGTAAGTATATGGAGTTCCAACAGCAAAGTTTTCTAAAGCACTTAAGCAGTTCTTTTTAAAAATGGTGCATTGTCCTTGCTGGATCATGGATTAACCTTAATCTTAGCTTGCCCATCACGGTACGCATCGCCACGTTCCAGCCCAGTACCAAGGCGATTGAGCTGCATAAGGGCTTCGGTATACCTGTCTTCATAGTACTTAACAAGGTCTTGCTCCCCTTTCATAAAAAGCATAGCTTCACGCATAGCGCCATAGAATAAAACCGGGTCGTAGTTATCGCCAAGCCAGCTAGTGCCAGCAGTGTTATTAACAGCGGCTACAGTTACAGAAAAACCAGCGCCAGTACCACCAATATAAGATGAATCTGTAGTTAAGCTATCTCCAACAGCATAGAAATTACCGCCATTATTAAGCGTAACCGCAGATACAACTCCTCCCGCTACAGTAATGGTTGCTGTAGCCCCAGTACCCTGTCCGCCTGTTAGTGGAACGTTAGGGTAAACCCCAGCAGTGTATGATGAACCGCCAGTAGGAGAATTAAACCCAGAAATAGCGCTTTGTACAATAGATACTGGGTAATAAAAGTAATGAAGCTCTACACTATAACTGGTATCAGGGGTTGGCCCAACAATAAAAGATAACTCATTAGCATTGCTATATTGAGAACCAAATAATGCGTAGTATTTAGGTAGCCCGGTAGACGTTGGTTTTGGAAAAGATTCACGAATAAAGTTTACATCTTTATTTAGCAGATAAGTATATGTCTCTGTTGCTGTACCGTAATCTTCAATAACCGCCATTGAGTAAGTAGATAAATAGTCATCCGGGCAAGATAAATACTTATTACTAGCCGTTAGCGCACCCGTTACGTTTTTGCGTAACGATGGAATTTGAACCGAGTTATATACACGATCTTCAGCTTCTTGAACAAAGCGTGGAATATTAGATACAAATAATGACTCTGTATTCTCAGAATAGTCCTGTATTGCTTGGTACAGTTGTACGTAGTTCATTATGCAGGTTTAATATCTTCTGGTTTAACGTCTTCTACCGGCGCTTCTTCTTGAGGAATCTGCACCTGTGCTTGACCACGAATCTTAGCCATTAACATAAAAGCATTAGTTTTGGTAGGCAATTCGCCAAGAGCAGCTAGGATGCCTTCTATTTCTTCTAGTGTTAATGCTAAATTAATAGGTAGTTGTGGGTTCATGTAATTTATCCCATTTTCCCACTAATTTTACGACCTTTAGTAGCAGCACCATAGCCACGCATTACACCAACACCATATGGGTTTACGCTTTTGTAGTTACCTTTGCTAATACCGCCAACAGACATATTTAATACATCCGTTTGTGGACCGTTAACTTTTGGGTTTTTAGTTACTGCAGCTTCCATAGCAGCTACGCCCGTACCGTTTTTAACGTAGGCACTAGCATCTTTGTTTTCTTTAGCATTACCTAAAGGGTACTTGCCAGCTGGAGTTACTTTAACTTTTTTCTCGATAGCCATAATTAACCTTATTTTTGGTTGTTAGCACGAGCCATATTGCGTCCTACTGCACGCATAGCTTTGCCTGTTACGCCCAAAGTCTTTTTGCCGCCGCTTTGTACGCCGGCTGTTGGGCCTGAATCACCAAGGTTCTTACCCTTAGTTTTACCTTTTTTCTCAATGCCGCTAGCACCTGATTTAAATGACATAATTTACTCCTAAGTTGTTGATATTGTTACTGTACCTACTTGCCCTACTGCAATCAAATAATTTGGCGTTAATACCGTGTCAAAAGAACTTGCTCCACCAACAGGCTGCCAGCCCCATTGAAACACTCTACTACCACCCTCGGGGTATCCAAACTGATTTATAGCGTTACCATTAGTATCAACAGTTTGCAAACCACTATTACCAGACATTTGATAGCTTACATCAGGTCTTGGTTCCCGTACAGCTTGAGGGTCGTTTACTGGATATAAACCAAGAGACAACTGCGGTTGATCTGGATCCCAGCAAGCCGGACATACCTTAATCTGATACAACTTAGTCTTAATGACTTCCTTCTTTAATTGCTTAAGCATGTACCGCTGAGCACATCTATCACACTCTGCAATTGCATATTTACCCGAAGCATATTTACTAGGCATAATTTACCTTAATAAAACAACTGTCGTGGCACAAATCTAGAAGCCGCTTTCTCTCTATCCTCATCAGCGGCTAATTGCCATTGTTGTTCGTATTCTGCTTTTAACATTGGAATACGATTAGGGTCTACATCTGGTATTTTAATGCTTAGATTATAAGCTAATCCAGCTACTAAAGCAGTTACAAGCCGGAATGGAATGTCTTGTATATTCATACCATCACCAGCGTCTTGAAGGCGGCGTAAGCGATAGTACACAAAGGTGTATTGGCTGCCAGGGGAATTAGGGGTAGGCCAAACGTTAATGCAAGGTAAATTATTTGCATATACTGAATCCCCAGCGCTATGTAAAGCGGCAACTGTACCATTCTGCCCACGCCAAGCATTAAGGATTTGATTTCCTACAATGTTTTGATACCCAATAGTCTCAAGCACACCACTTGTGGTGATATTTACAAAACCTTGGGTAGGTAGAGTTGAGGCGTTTGTAAGCGTTATAGTTGTATCTGTAGCGGATATGGGGTATCCAACAGCAATAGTAGTATTTGCAACCTCGGCGGTATTCCCCGTTTGGCGGTTTATATATACCTGAATAGGGCGCCCATTAGCGTTTTTGTTAGGAATAGAGAGATAAGTAGGCTCTGCAATACGGGTAATATTAATGTCAATCTGGTTGTTGCCTTGACCATTATTAGTACGAATTACGTGGTCTAACAAGTCAATAGTATCTACAGGCAGAGGGTAGATAGCCTGTTCTGTATTCATTAGAATTTGGCCTTGTTCTACACACCATAGATTAATACCTCTATTAGCCCACTCAATAGAAAGCAGGTTGAGACTTCGCCGCGCCGTGCGCAAGTCATAACCAGTACGTAGCTCTTTTCCGCAACGCTCAAATGCCTCTTCAACTAAGTCGTTAAGGTCTAGGTTAAATTGACTTAATCCTGATGTACTAGCCATTTGGCTCCCACGCTATTCCAAGTCTTACGATTAATAAATCTATAACAAAAAAATTACTCTCGCCGTCTTCTACTATCTCAAATCCAAGACTAAAGCCTTTAATTAAATGTAGAAATACTGCCCAATTACTCACTTACCAGCCTCTCGATAAGGTTTTACTTTTTGTTTAATACTTTTAGGCTGCGCTACAAACTGCTTACCAGCCGCCTTACCTGCTCTTTTTGCTCTTGTAGTAGCAGCATACTCCTGTGGGCTTAAGGCTTTAATTGCCTTCTCTGGCAGATATCGCTCACCTGTTTCAGAAGATTTCTTACCTGATTTGGTTGTCCACTTTTGGTCGCCCCAAGCTTTTAAAGATTGCTGTGACTTTGCCAACCCACTCATTTATACCCACCGCCAGCTGCTTTGTACTTCTTAGCTACTAGCTGCGCTTTACGTGCTGACCATTGACCTGCGCCAGTACCATGTGTTGCAGCAGATTTAACTTGAGAGACAATCTTCTTACGCAAAGTAGGTTTTGTGTAGTTACCCGCAGCATTAACTTTACCCCCATCAGCATACTGAGTAAAATCAGTATCATCCCTACGAGGCTTTTTAACCCCTTTAGGCATTTTAGAAGGAGCTATATTGCCCATACCCCGGCTGCCTCTCATGCTCTTGTCTTTCCACGAATAGCACAGCCATCAGCACGGGCAGAAGCAGAAGAAACTTTACCGCCAGACTTCATACCCAGCATTTTTAGCCCTTTACTCATATTGTCAAGCATTTTTTCTTTAGTGTTAGGCTCTTTATCCTTAGCTTTCATTTCTTCTTGGCGTTTTTTAAGGTCGGCTTCATAGTTAGCGTAACCTTTTTGATTCTCTTTGGTTACGGCATCATTCATAATGTTGCCTTCTGAGTCTTGTTGAAGTGGCTTAGCCATGATTTAGCACATCCCGCCAGACTTCATAGAAATCATCTTACCTTTAGTATGGCCTTTCATAACACAACCATCGGCACGAGTTACGCCGCCTTTAGCCATTCCGTGCATTTTCTTTTCGTGACCTTTAACAGCCTCGCCAGCAACTTTTTTCATCATTGGCATGTCTTTTTTGATATCTTCGTGTTTCATAATTCCACCTTTTTGAAATTTTTTGCCTTTATCGGCGTTGTTAAACTCTTTACCCACAGATTGCGGGATTCCTACCTTCTTTGCAAATCCAGGGTTATGCGCAATTGCAGCCATGAAGTTGTGTTGTTTTTTACTTGTTGATGGCATCTGATTTTCCTAACCAACGTTGAACAGTCTTAGTTTCGTAAATGCGGATAGCCGTCCAGACTATAGTAAATACAGCGGCAATAGCTGGTAACATATCTGCAAGGGTTCCTAGTACAGTTAAAATAGAAGCAAAATCAATAATATGTTTGCTTGCTTCATCCATGTTCATAAACGGGTCTTTCATCAGCACTTCCACCTTGCTAAACTTGCTGCCTTACGAGTAGGGCGACCTTTTTCATCTTTCATAGGACCGGGCATACCAGACATCCTAGCGCAAAAAGACTTACGACGACCAGCATCAGCTTTAGTCTTCGGATTTGGAGCTGGAGCTTTGAGATTTGATCCAGTAGCAGCATTATACTTAGCCCGTCCTTTTGCAGTAAGACCAGCTCCCTGAGAAACGGGAAGCTTCTCGCCTCTACCAATAGCTAGAGAGGGACCTTTTTTCTTAGCCATAGTAAATATTTGCTGCAGTCAAATTAGTCATATAAGCGTAAACACCAGTAATGGCTCTTACACCTTCGCCTGGAATAAATGGAGCATTATTATAAGTGTCTCCAGCGGCTATGTCGTATGTAGCTAGCCATTTTCCTGTGGAATAAACCATTGTTGCACCAGCAGTGATGCTTCCAGAGTTAATATCAGTTACAGTAAAAGACCCTGAAGTAAGAACCGTAACGGCATAGTTTCCATTAGTACCAGCTCCACCAGTACCGACAGCAAAGTCAATACCAATAACTTGTCCATTAGTTAAACCGTGAGCCGCTTGTGTAACAGTTACCAAAGTTCCTGCACGAGCATAAGTAGCTGTAGTTACAGGTGCGGTTACAGTATCAAATAAACTAAGCGTCCCAGCAGTAGCGCTTCCAGTTAATGAAAGCCCTTTAATGCGGGTACCAAATGGTACCAAAATACCGCTTTGGTTTAAATGCGCTTGTTTTACATCATATTGCATTGCCATAATTAATCTCCTAAAGATTTAAGTGGGGGACAAATCCCCCGTAAGATTAATTAAACGTCTTGTGATTCGTTTGTAGCAACGAAGTAAGTTAATACTCCAGAAACGTTACCAGCAGCACCAGTATTAGCTGTGCTTACAACGACTGTCAAATTAGTTGCATTAGCAATGTTGCCTAAAGAAGCGCCACCACCTGTACCACCAACTTGCACGTTTACACGGCTAGTAGATGTAGCATTAGCTAAAAAGCCTTGTGGAACTTTAGTACCTAAAGTGGTAGTTTGACCAGGACCTACACCGATCAATGGGGTAAACCCTAAGTCGATTGAGCCTGTTGAGCCTTTAGTAATAGAAACAGCGGTAACAACGGCATTAGCTGGAAGAATGACTGTAGAAGAATCAGTAGCAGATACAGTAATGTTTGCGGTTGCAGCGATGTTAGCGATATAAAACGGCAGGCTCATTTGCATAGAACCAGCGGAAGCTGTGCGTGTGGAATCACCACCTGTTGAGCGCCATACGGCTGAGGTTGTTGCGTTTGTCATGATAAATTGTCCTTACATACAAGATAAAGCCTATTAATCGGTATGTCGTCTGCCGGGACAGTTTAATAGGCCGGCTTCCCGGTTTAATTGATATTACTACAAATACAAATAAATGCAAGTAAATAAAGAAAAACCCCGCCTTTTGAGCGGGGTCTAAAGTCGTGGACTTTAAAGTATTAGGCTCCAGCGGAACCGTACATACCGAGGGGATCAGACCAACCAAATGAATAACGCTCACGAGACTTGTAACGAACGTTACCTGTATCGAAATCGCCGTCCATAGACTGGCTGAGTGGGGAACGAACAAAGTGTTTCATTCCGTTTGGAACATCAGTTGTCAAGAACCAAGCATTGGTGTCGGTCAAGAAGTGGTTAACAGTGTAACCTTCTGAAACAGAACCGTTGTTCTTAATTGCGTTGATGTCGTTGTCGTTTGTACCAACACGTAGTTCTGTTTCTAGCAAACGAGTTGCAACGAACTGTAGTGAAGGAGGAACAACTAACTTCTTAGGTCTAGCAGCGATCAACAAGCCACGCTCATCTGTCCACAAGGAGATTTGAATAACAGCGTTTTCCAACGAAGTTTCATTCAAGTCAGCTGCAGTAGATGGAATGTTGCTGTTTGTGCCACCAGAGACTAATGGATGGGCAGCGGAGAACAAAGGCTGACCGTCACCACCAGTGTAGCTAGTGCTGAAACCGTTGTTTAGGACGGCAGCAGCTTTAACTTGCTTGGTGTAAGCCATAGCACGAGCTAATGCCTTGGTGTAACGAGCGGATAACGAGTCATACAAGTTATCTTCGATAGCTTCTTCAGTCAAACTGAAGCCCAAAGCGATTGTTTCGTGGTTGTAGCGAGCAGTCCATGCTTCTTGTGCATTGTCATAAGCGATGGCAGAACCTTCGTTTTTAACAGGTGCAGCAGAGAAACCAGAAAGCTTTGTTTCTTCTTCGAATGAACGCTCAGAAGTCTCAGTATCGTAGATTTCTTTGTGTTCTTGACCGTAAGTAGCATACTCAAGACCGAACAATGCGTTCAAACCTGGGAGCAACTCTTTCAGTAGTTGTGCGCGTGAAATAGCCATTTATAGCTCCTTAAGCGGTATAGTCAACGCCGGTAAGGGCTGTTAACTGTGGATTGTTGATCTTAACGATAACTTCTGGATAAAACAATGTGCCTGTTGAATTGGCATATGCTGTATCTGGAACTACCGCTACTACACGGAAAGGCAAGGTTGTTGCGTTACCAAGGGCATTTGCTGGCAATACTACAGAAGAGCCAGAATCACCAGTGGTTGTAGAGCCTGCACCGTATGCTGTTGCTACGTTTGTACCAACGATAGTAATGTTAGCGCCTGTTACTACGCTTGTATTACCTGTTGTTGTCACAGCGACTTTGAAAGCAGCTGTTGGGTCTACTACGATGTAACCGATTGGATTAGTTACACCAGAACCTGGGTAGTATTGTGCCTGAACAGTTTGACCTGAAGAGTTAACATACTGACAACCGACAAAAGTACCAATAATAGTACCAGAGGTAGTTGCACCAGATAAAGAGATTGTGCCCCCCGCGACGATTTTAACTGTATCGCCGTTATAAATTGCTGTACCTGTTGTAAGTGGATATTGAAGCGTCGCACCTGCATATGGTAAGCCGTCTACACGGTTTACAGCTTTAAAGCCGTAGGGAGAATTGATGGTTGGATAAGCCATTATAAAACTCCTAAATTAAATTTAATTACCTTTACCAAAGGAACTTGAGGACTTACGCTCTTGGAAGAGTGGCATCCGTGGGTCGCTTTGGCGCATTAAATTATTGTCTACAGCCTCTGTTTGAGCTTGTGTTTGCTTGGCATAATGATCGTTACGCTGCTGCACAAATTCAATTGGAGTCTTGCAAAGCAATAATCCACCGATCTCAATGTTGTCTTTATAACGACTATTGGGGTCGATTAACAGTTGGAATTTTGGTTGTTCTTCAATCCTTACTGCTTCCCAACCTTCTCGCAATTTAGCGGATAAGTTGCGTGGATCAGCATTATTTAGGGTTGAGACACGAATCCAACGATAAGCATAGCCAGCCTCTTTGTCAGGCTCAGGGAGTAACTCAGCGGGTGCCCACTGTTTAGGGCGCTCTTGGGTTTCACGGCTTTCCAGCTCACGTTTAAGTCTATTCTTTACTTCAGCCATTCTGGGCCTCCAGTTTTGTAAGTTCACGGGCGTACTGCTCAGGTGTTAGTCCTAGTTTTTTGGCTAGGGCAACTTGCGTACTACTTAACCTAATCTTTCTAGGCGAAGTACTGCGCGATGCTGGCGCTACAACCGTACTTGCTTTAGGTTTTGAAGTTTTCTGTGGTTCTTCTGCCCTAACTTTTTCAGTTCCATAATCTTGATCGTTTTCAAAATTTTCAGGAAACCGACGACGCATTGTTTTATCAATATTGTCGTAATACTCATCCGAACCGATTGTTACACCGTTCCGTTTTAACTTCTCATGCAATCCTAGAGCAAGCGAGGTCATTTCTTCGTCTTGACCAAACCACTCATTCCTTTGTTGCCAGTCGACAGCTTTATTGTCGGGACGAGGAATAGATTGCTCTTGGGAGATTTGTACCTCATTCTGCTCATCTTCGACAGGTTTTCTGTAAATTGGGTTGTAATTGTCCAATTTATCGACTTTAATCTTTGCCATTGTCAAACGTTCTTGTGCTTCAACTAGCTTTTCGGAATCCCCTGCGTCATAAGCATCACGGTATTCTTTTTTAGCAGCTGATAGTTCCTGAACGGCTGAGTGTCTAGCAACACCTACATACTCCTCTTCACCACTAGAAAGCTTGGATTTGAGTTGTTTATTCTCATCAGCCAGCCTTTGAGCGATCCGAATAGCTTCTTGGCGTTCCCTATCGGCAGATTCTTTAGCACGACGTTCATCATGCCAAACTTTTTTCATCTTAATAAGCTTGTCTTTGGCCTCAACGCTGTACTGATCTAGCTCATCAGCATCTAGTTTAAGGTTTTTGACTTCTTCTTCAGATACAGGTTGGCGGTTACGATCCTTTGGTGGGGTGTCGTCTTCGATCTCAATTTCAATTTCTTGTTCTTTTTCGAGTTCTACCGAAATATCGGGTTCTTTCTCGTCGGGAAACTTAAATTCATCTTTGTCCATTAGCTACTCCTTAAATGTATTTTCGACTGATGCCACGAGGATCCTGAACTACGGCCTCTACGGAGTCATCATTGATAATGCGGAATTCACGACCATGAATAATCAGACGTGTACCTGCATTAGGACGGGTTAAAATGAAATCGCCTTGTTTACACCAGGCCCCGGTTGGAAAACGGCTAGGGTCTTTAAAACAATCTGGACCCATTGCAACCACAAAAAGCACGGTTGTTAAGAGTTCGTCATGTCGGCGTGTTTCATCAGATTTGATAATGCCGCTATCGTAGGCCTCGTCGGATTCCGGAATAGCGCATAACATTCTGTATCCCGTTGGTTCTGGGAGTTGCTTTGCTTTGTCTTCTGCTGCTTTGTGCATAATCGCACTTAAATCTACTGCTTGTGATAAGTCTATAGAGCTATTCATCGTCAGAATGTTCCAAGTTTTTTCTTAGGTCTAATATATTAAGACGTGCGGTTAGCAGACCTTGTATCTCACCACACTTCTTTTGGTAATCAGCGTAGTCAGTTGCTGCGCCTTTTCCTAGAGACTCCTGTAAAATCTCCACCTTCTCATCTATTTGTCGTAATAGATGATTTAGTCCTTTTTCAAGCATCATTCACCTTTCATGCTCATTTCTTTTGCAATTTGCATGCCCATTCTTACGCCTTCCATCTCTTGTTCAGAAGTACGGTTTTTATCATCCGTCTGAACTTTAATAGAGGCGTTAAGTCCGGCAATACGTTCTTGCGAAGTAATACGATCTCGCTCAATCTGGAGTCGGTCAGCTTTCTCTGCCGTATCCGCCATGAGCTTTTTCTCTTTTAGCTCAAGCTCTTTAGCCTGTAACTGTAACTCTTGTTGTTGCATTTGAATCACTGGATCTTGCTGTGCCTGTTGTGCTTGCTGAGCTGCAATTTCAGTCTTATTGCGTTGTAACAACTTCATTGAAGCATCGGCAGCCAAACGAGAAAGCTGTAGTTCAACTTCTGGTGGCAACTTAGCATCGTCTTCCTCACTATAAGGAATTGGCGCACCAATCATTTCTTCAATCTGTTGACGGTATGCGTAACCTAAATGCTCATTAATATGGGCTAACATAGCGGCTTGCAATTGTGGGGCAGCTGGATTCATTTGTAGAATCTGTTGAATCTTAGGGTCTTGCATAGCGCTCATGTGAACCTTGATATGAGCTTCATGGTCTTGGTAGATAAACGCTTTAAGTGGTTTACCTCTTAGGACATTCATGTTTTCCGTAACCGGGTCAGTTGGCTTCTGGTCATCTTCCATCGGCACGAGCTTTGACGCATTCTTAATCCCCAGTACGTCGAGCATCTGCCTGTGTAAGAGTGGGAGGTTATAAAGTTGGGGTGCTCCCTGGGCCAATTGAAGTACTGCTTGGTACTGGACAATCTTTTGTGCCATCGTCGCCGCATTGGGATCCGACACTGGAATAACTTCGCAATTATCATAGTCAGACTTCTTAGCCTTGGGCGAGCCTTCAACCGGTTCGTACGAATACTCATCTGGTGTGTACTCCGCAATGATTTTCTTTAAGAGTTTAAACTCTTGTTTCATTGAATAGTGAATACGGGCTTGAATAGCCGACATCACTTTTAGTGTGCGCTCCAAAATCGCCAAAGTTGTTCCAACAGGAGCGTTAGCGCTCATATCAGATACTTTCATATCACTTGCAGAAGCAAATGAACGACCTTCGGCAATAATCTTATCTAACAACCCAGCCAGAACCAGTGAAGGTTCTTTGTACGGCAGGGTCATAATGTTGTCTTTCATTGTTCCAGACGGTACATCTACGTCACGGAACTCACCCGGTGCTATCGGCGTGTCGTCGCCTTTGGTGCGCAATCCACGGGTCTTAAAGCCACCTGGCAAGTTGCTAAGCGATCCAGCATCAACCAATTGGCGGAGGATGGAAGTGCCTGATTTAGCAAATGCACCGATAAGATGAATAAGACCAAAGCAGTAGAAGCCAAAGCCGGGTATATAACCATAGTGAACAAAGTGTTGACGCTTTTGATGAGTTTCATCGTCCGGCTCCCAATTTCGTCTAATCGAAAGAACGGTCATACTACCTTTTTCGATAGTCACTACGTATGGCAAAGCTATGCCCGTAGGTTCCCCGTCCTCATCCTTATGCTCGTAACCACGTAAATCTAAGTTAACGTGCATCTCAAGAACCTTAAAACGATCGTCGCTAGTGGCTCTAAATCCGAGTTTCTCGGCAATCTTTTTCTCAACGTCATCTAGTACGTTGTCTGGTGTACCTAAGTCTACATCACGATAAAAACCCGCTACTTGCAAACGACGAAGTTCATTTTCTGTCTTTCGCATTGTGTGGGTTACACGCTCTGAAGTCTCTAAACTAGACGCACCGTATGGAACTACGATGTCTTCAGCCGGTACAAACATACTGACCTGACGATCTAACGCTGGATCAATGTAAACCTTTTTAAACGCATTACCAGCAAGACCCAAGCCCCATAACATACGCTCATGCTCAGGGCGGTACTCTTGCATACGGTCAGTTAACTGATAGTTCATATCGTCTTGGACACGCTCAGCAGATTCTTTTTTTGCTGGTGTTTCTTTACCGATAATTTGTGTCTTAACTGGACCTGCAGCGGGAAACGTAGCCATCATTGTTTCTGATTGAAACTTAACAAGGGCCTCACTTAAGATAGGGTGATATACACCACAAGCGCCGGGCCAAGGCTCCATACGCTCTTCAATTTTCATACCAAGAAGCTCAAGTCCGTCTACATACGTCTGTATCCAATCTTTACGAGAAGCAATGTCAGAATCAAAATCTTCAATCAGGTCGCCAACTATTTCAGTTAAGTCGCCATCACTCATGTACTCGGCTAAGTTTGCGTCAAAGTCTTCGTCGCTTGGTTCTTCTTTTTCTAGGTTTATTTCTAAACCATCCATGTCAATGCTAACTGACTCTGGGTCTTCAATCTCAATCTCAATGTCTGGTTCCGCAGCTGCTAGAGCTTCAAGTCCTTCTGGTGCTTCGTATAAACCTTTGTCGATGTTTGTCGCCATATTATTTATTCCTAAATGTTGCTCTATTAGTTTTTGGGTCGTACTTAAAATTCTTTGCCGCCTCGCCAGTACGTTTTGTTGCTCTATCTATTGCACGTTCCTCAGCCGTCATTGAGTCTCGTTTTTTACCTTCAAGAGTTAATGTTTTACCATCAGCTTTTAAATGTCCACGTTTCTGTAAAATCCCAATAGCGGTATTTTTATTGCCTACTTGAGCTGCCAAGCGGTCAATCAGTTGGTTTTTACCCATAAACTTTTGTGTAGTCATACGTTGTAATATCCTCTATTACGTCTGCTTTTAAACTGTAAAACTTCGTCTTCTTCATCTGAAGCTAGACGTATAAACCCACCTTTACGGTAACGAAGTAGGGCCTGAGACATACTATCTACCAAGTCATCATGCTCTCCCGAAGGAAACGAAGCTACTTCTTCTACAAGTTCTTCCGCCCAATGGGTATTAGGAACCCAGACGTGCCCACTTGCAAATATATCAGCAACGGCGTTAAGTCGCGCTATTTTATCATTTCCTCTGCTAGGAGTATACTCTTGTACCGGAATTCCCATAGCTCTTAACTCAAATACAAGTGGAGCACCTGAAGCTTTAGCTTCTACAATGAGTGCATCTGGCTCCCATTCTTTATATTCTTGAAACGCCCGCTGTTTTAACTCAGGAAACTCCATGCGCTGTTTAAAGCAATTGAGAAGTATGATGTTAGCTTGCTCTCTTCCCGTAGAATCGGGTCTATAGAACACTCCCCATGTAGTACAGGCTGAGTAATCGCTGCGCTCCGTCTTTAAAAACGCTGTATCCCAGCTTTGAATCATAAATTCACAGTATGGCGGGTCTTCATGCTCCCAAACCTTCCACCATTCGCGTTTTATTATGGCGTTTACGTCCGATGTAGGCTGCTGCATATACTGAGCCATCCATTTTCCGTTAGGAAGTTCAGCATGTAGCGCTTCTAGTTCAAGTTTTGACCAAAATTCGGGCCATAAGGGTTTACCCGAAGGCAAAAGTGCAGGAAATTCAATAACTTCCCAGTCTTCTCCGCTTCTTTGGGCTGCAGATTTGAGTACTTGGCCCGTTAAATCACGTTTTGACCACCGTGTCATCACAATTACGATGGCTCCGCCGGGTTGTAGACGCTGCCTAGGGCCTGATGTGTACCATTCGTGGGTTTTATCGTAGACTTCTGGGTTAGTTTCGGCTATCGTTGCCTCTTGTTCGGAGTGAGGATCGTCAATAATAAGCAAATCTGCGCCTTTACCCGTAACCGCACCGCCGACACCAATAGCAAAATAGTCTCCGCCCTTGTTAGTAGCCCAGCGACCCGCAGCTTTTGAATCAGACTGGAGCGCAACGTCTGGAAAAATATCTTTGTATACATCTGAATCGACAAGGTTACGTACCTTTCGACCAAAACCCACAGCAAGCTCAGCCGTATGTGAAGTCTGAATAACTTTCTTGCCAGGGAATTTTCCGAGGAACCAAGCAGGTAGGAGATAACTTGCAAATTCGGATTTTGTGTGACGAGGCGGCATATTGATAATAAGTCTTTTACATGTGCCATTAGCTACCCTTTCAAACGCTTCTGCCATTTTGACGTGATGTCGCCCGTGGATAAAGTTAGGCCATACGTAATTAACGTAGGTCATAAAGTCGTCTTTAGCTTCTTCTTGTGCAGCAATATCAGTACGTTCTTCCAATAGCTTACCTATCTTTGCCCGTATTTCTGGGGGAAGTTTGTCTTTGTTTGCTTGTAAGAGCTTTAGTTTATCAGAGCTTATCAAAGTCTTCGACTCTTTCTAGCTGATCTGGGGTTATGGTGTTTTCTTTTGCTTCGGGGTCTGGTAGTCCTAACTCCGCATCGCTCATCTCTAACAAGCTTCTTTCTTTAATCACTTCATCTAGCTCGTTGTCTATTTCGGCTGGAACTACGTCCCCCAAATACTTTTCCAAAATCGAACTTAACTCTGCGTCTACGTCTTCAATATTTCTGTGCTTTACATCTACTTCAATTCGTTCTGCAAAGAGTCCAACTGATCCAACCTTACCAAGTAACTCAAGCGCCTTTAAACGGATGCGTGCATCTTCGTCAATGGTTTCTACTAAGAGTTTGTTGGTGACATAGGAGCGGAGGCGACTAGAGACGTTTAACAAGTCCCTATCATATTCGGAGAGTATCGCTTCTAAATGTACTAGCGCTCCCGCATTCTTTTCCGTAACTTTAAGGGGAGCGTTGCTCGCTGCCGCACCTCGGGCCTTTACCCTGTCGTCTTCGGTAATTTCTACTTCGCCGCCAAGGGCAACGATTTCTTTAATTGTCTCTACTGCAGCTTTTGCCCGTTCTCTGAACTGCTCAATCTCTTCCGGTGTTGTATTGAAAGGGAAAGGTATTCCAGATTCTGGCTCAATCACTATAGGCATTCGTTAGCCCCGTATAGTTTTCATTGGAGAGAGTTTAGCATCTTTTCGTTGTAGTGATGTACTCGGTGACAATTAGCACATAACACTATGCATTTCTTTAGTTCTTTTTTTAGTTTGTCGTATTGCCCGTTAGATAACAGACGATGGATATTTGCTTCTTTTTTTGTTGGGTCTTCGTGGTGAAAGTCTAATGCCGCTGGGTGTGAAAAGCCGCATTTAGTACAGGATAGGGTAGCTTTATATTCCTGCCACTCCGCCCTAAATTCTTTCTTTTTATCTCCGGCTTTCTTTATTATTTCTTTTCGATTAGCCTCATAGTGCTTGCGGCTTTGTTCTTTATGGTACGCTTTGCGAACTTCTAGGTCTTTATATGGCATCGTCTAACTTATAGGTTTTGATTGGTCCACTGCTATTTGCATCGACATTACAGGCCCACTCTACGCCCTCTTCGGCAGTAAGGCCCATCCGTAAACATACTTCGGCAGCCATGCTCCCAGAGCCAATAGCCATGAAGGTTCGAACCCTTTCCCACTCTAGGTCATCACCACAAGAAAAAAGCCCATCTTTAGTTAACTTTAAGAATGAGCTGTCAGATTTTAGCTTGGGTTTGGTTTTGTTTTTCTTACTTAGATAGTCTATGACCTTTTCGCAGTCGCTCCAATTTCCAGCAACACCTAACCAACCGCCATCTATGGGAACAATTTTATCTTCGAAGTATTTAATCCCAGTATCGGAATCAGTAAACTGGCTATCGGAAACCAAGATTTTTCTTCTCCAGTCGCCAATGATTGTAGTCATTTGGTAGCCATCATATACAGACCCACATTAGCGCCAGCATAGCAAGCGTAACAAATACACATAGGCAAGTTACCTTTGAATCCTTGTTCTGCTGCGATGTACGCATAAATTAACCCTGTAACAATAATAAGCCAAGAACTCATCACTCCTCCGTTTTACAGAGTTTACTAGATGGTTTGGGCTTTGTCTAGTGCTTTATGAGCCGAGACGGGGTAAGCAGTTTCTACCTACCCCTAGGGTTTACCCTTATTTCTTCTTGTTAGCGCTGTACAAGTCTTTCCAAGTATCCATTACGCAGTTATACCAAAACTCATACGCTTGCTTAGTCTGGCTGGTGATAACTTCAAACTTCTCAATTGCTTCTTTGTATTGCTTTTCAAAATCTGAATACATATAAAACTCCTTTTTCTTTACATTAATGTTTCCCAAACTTTACAATCTGGGGGTTTTGTGTAGTATACGATACATTTTGTTGCGGTGCAATATATGTTTAGATTTTGCAGTTTTTTATACATATGGGTATCAATATGTATACGCAATTAACACTTATAGGTATCAGTTTTATTAAAGTTTCATGCACTTACGTCACATGTTTGCACGAGTTTCTTTTTTAAAATCATAGGGTTATAGCGTTATTTTTTAGAGGCTGGTTTTGTGTTTCTAATTTATAAAGATGTTGTAGGACACACTTAAGTCCAAAATTCTCTACAAAACAAAATCAAAAAATATATACCCCCCGGGGGTGTTTGCACGGAAACATAAGGGGGCCTAATCCTAGGAAAAACCCTAGTCCCAAGATGGGATAAAAAATATACCCCCCCCCTCTTAAAATTTTAAAAAATCATAATCGTTTGAGCACAATACAGCACAAGGTGCGAGCGGGTCCCATCAGCGTCAAATGTGGTCATGGGGGGTCAAAGAATCGGCGGATATAAAAAAGCCATACTGTCAGACATTATTCAAATATCTATTGACATAGCGCCATGTTAAGTTCATAATGGATTCATCAGTTCAGCAGGCGTTTGACTTGTTGCTGATTCCTACTAGGAGATTTAAAATGACTTTAAAATTATCTAATCAAGAGCAGTTGGCAGTTGAAGTTGCGAATGGTATCGTTGCAGTTGGTACGGCTCAGGCTAGTATTGACAAGGCTTGCCAAGCAATTAAAAAGGCTCGCAAGGGTAAGCCACTTGGTACAGTTGCAAAGGGTTGTGCAGTAATGATTCGCTTTACTGAAGTATTGTTGAAAGCTGGTAAATCGGAGCAGACTGTTAAGAACTATGCGACAGCGTTCCGCAAAGCAGTAAATGATGGTGTTCCATTCAGCATGAATGCTTATCGTGCTAAGGCTTCTAAGGGTAGTCAAGCTGGCAAAACCAGCAACACTACTGGAGTGAAGTTCAAAGGTGATGCAAAGCTGGAAGATATCGTTAAGGGTTTGCGTACCATGTTTAACAAGTTCAAAGAAAACGATAAGACAGCGAGTTTAGCGTCTTACCTGATTGATGCGCTTGATGATTTCGAAGGCGATATCAAGTAATACCAGCATCACCAGCACAGAACCCCACTCAAAAGGTGGGGTTTTTTTTCGCCCATTTTTTGGGAACTGGTGTCATCTAGGTCGGCGAAGCCGACGGGTTTAAATTCTTTTTGCTCTTGCTTTTTCTGTCCGAAGGGCGTGATGAGTGGCGGTCAGCGAGGCACAAGATAGGTTGGCGAAGCCAATGAAATACTGTCAGACAGTACGAAACGAGCAATGTTCACTCTGTTCACTCATGTTCACTCAGCAGTGAACAAACTTTTGTTGCGTTGCACACCTCGCAAACCCTTGTTTTGTATACCTTTTCTTTCTTTCTTTCTATAATAATAATACTAATGTTCACTTGTTCACTCTATTTTAAAATGTATGTCGGGGTAAATTTTCCTAACTTGACAATGTAAAGTTTTAATACTGTCAGACAGTACGAGAAAGTTCTTTTTCTTAGGTGTCATACTTTTGGTTTTGAGTGAACATTCGGGCGCTAAATGCTGTAACCTATTGAACCAATTAGGAAATACCTTGTTCGTTGATGAGTGAACATTGCTGAACTTAGTGAACATTTGAGTGAACAAAGCCTACAAGACTTGACAGAGTAAAGGTAGATGGGAAATAGAAAAAGATGTTGTGAGAATGTGAGTGAACAAACCCAATACTGTCAGACAGTATTCCACCCCGAAGTTGAAACCAGTTTTCTGAAGAACCCCAAGCGAGGTCTAGCCTATTGACACAGGGTTATAATAGTGTTATAATAGAGAGGTAGAGTCGAGGAATGGTCGTGTTCGAACCAAACCGAAACCAAATACTGTCAGACAGTACCGATAGTATCGTTCTTTAAAAACTTGTTAAATGCCACGCACAAGCGTGGTGCAGAGTAGGCGTAGGGTGCAGTTATTTCCAAGCTAAGGTTGTGGGAATACAAACCACTATAAGTAAAAAGCACAGCGTAATGGTTGAAGGGCTAGATACTTAGCCCGAGGTAATCGAGTAGTGTGAAGTGATTGATAGCGCAAGGCGAAGTGCCGACTAATCATGATGAACCATAAAAAGAGCAAGCGTGTTAGAACCAACAAACTAAAATAGCGAATCCCGAGCAGTACCTCTGTGGTAGTAGATTGATGTGGAATAGGTTAGGGTTTATTAACTTAACTGGGCGAAATACTGTCAGACAGTATCAGAGCCTTCAAAACCCCAAGCCGTTCGACCACACGCATCAATACCTACCCATGCCCGAACCCCCCACAGGAACTGCGACAAACTAGCAGAGGGCAAACAAACAAATAGAAGATTCATAGGTCAGGTTGATCTCGGTCAGCCTGCCCGCTTGAGTTTTTTAACCACGAAAGGAGAAGTTGTGAATGTAATTAAACTGTATCGAAACCCTAATAAGCCCGAGTTCATGGCTTTGATTTGTCAGGTTGGTGACGAAATATTGGTCAATTACCCGATAGATATTAGGTATGGTAAACGCACCGCAAGGTGGTTCAATGTCAACGAAGTTTATATAGATTGGATAAGGGAGTTTAAATGAAAGAGTTAATGGAAATAGTAGTTTGGTCGGTCATAGGTGTTTTCACCTATGTATTTATTATTGCGTTAAATCATACTATTTGGGAGGTATTGAAATGAGAAAAGGAAACAGTAACAAGGCACTATTTAAAAAGATGTTGGGGGATTCAATAGACCAAGCGTTTGTGATTAGTGCTATCGAGTCATACTGTCAGACAGTATTGGAAGACGATACTGATTGGGGAAAAACCCTAATAAACAAGGAGTTATGGCAAGTGATTGCTACACGAAACCTAAAAACCATAGAGGAGCATTACAAATGAAGAATATATGTAGATGTTGCGGAGACGAGTACCCCGAGGGGAGGTGGAAGCTAGGCTATAAGTTTTGCCTAGATTGTGGGGTAGACATAGCCGAGGCAGTAACCAAGGGCTTTACAGTAGCCATACCATTCAACAAGGGTGCGTATCAGTATATCCATAACCCAAAAGAGTTAGCGACAACCAACCCCAAGAGGACAACATGAGAAATCCATACCAACATAGGGCTGAGATTAAAGACCCTTACATGACCTTGCAGGAAATTGCCGACATGATGGGCATGAGTCGGGAGAGGGTCAGACAGATTGAGGTACGGGCGCTGGGTAAGGTTAAGCAAGAACTATTTAAGCGAGGGATAACGGCTGAGGATTTTTTCTCTACCCTTAAATACATGAAGCCGATTAAGCGTAACCCTAACGAAATACTGTCAGACAGTACGGACTACGAACTAATTGAACCTGAAAGGAATGAAGATGAATGAGTGCTATGTTTTTGTTTTGTGCGATACCTTTACAGGTATGGAGTTTATGAGGACAGAAGTAGACGAGCCTAAACCTCAAATAGACGCTGAGTTTTGGGATAGGTTTATGCAAGGTGATTGCCTGATGGAATATAGGGGCAAGGTATATGACGAGGAGGAAGAAAATGATTAAGTGTACCGAGTATCGCATGGGTAAACCCCGAACAATGAGGGACAAACCTCTCAAAATGCCACGAGCCAATGACCCAGTATATCTAGGAGCTAAGCTAATAAAGGCTAACTCTACGCAGGAAAGACGGCAACTGGTCTCAATCGCAATGGGCGACATTTTTTATGCGTTTGGGGTAGTCAGGAAGCCTTGGAAAGATTGGCTAACCTATGAAGAAAACATGAACGAACCAAATGGAGAAAGAGCATGAGAACACCAATGGAGAAAAACTTACAACCAATCCCTAGAACCTTATCAGAGGCGAACCGAGATGCAAAGTACGCTTGTGCTATTCAGACTTTTAGAAGTGATGTAAAGCTGACATGGGATTTTTTATGTAATGCCTTTTTAGGTGCGTTATGGGTAACAGTAGCAATAGGTGGTATAGCAGGTGTAGTTTATATGTTTTTTAAATAACCAATACTGTCAGACAGTATTACAACATCTTTAGGAGAATCAAATGAGTTTAGAAAAGTTCGAGCATTTCAAGCAACGCTTTATCAACACCGCACCCATCCGTGGTCGGGCAGTAGAGTGCAGACCAATCGGGCAAAGGCGCAGAGATTGGGAACAGATAGTCAAGCGTTACATTGTGGAAGAGGGCGCACTAGATGTGGAGGGTGGAGAGGCATACGGCGCACACTTGTACCAAACTGACTGCGTTATGTATCTATCTGATGGGGCTATCCATGTAGCGACTGATGGGTATGAAACACCAACAACGGCTGAGTTTATCGGGAGATACTTACCTCGGACAATGCGTTGTTATAAGAAATACAACAAGATATGGGTCGAATACAAAGGTCAGTCGTATGTATTGGACAACAAGAAACCAACAGTATTTCGCTATGTCAAATCAGACGATGCCTACTATATTGAGAACCCGATCAAGTTAGAGCAAAAGGTAATCGACAGAACCAAGATGAAAACGGCTAGGGAAAAGCTAACACCATTCCGTAACTATGCCAAGATCATGCTCAAACTATCTGATGGGTGGCTGAGTAATGAGTTAGTAGACCAACACGCAACAGGCGAGGCTGATTACTATGGTCGCAAGTCTTATGAGTTTGATGGTACGACATATGACAGATGGGCGCTTACAGGTTCGGTTAGTGCAAAGATTGCAGGCGAGTTGTACGAGGCTATGTGTAACGCAACGGAAGAACAATTCCCAAAACTTCTTTGCATAATCTGTGCGAGTAGTAGCTATAAAGAGAGTCGCATCTGTAAAACGGAACAGGTAGAACGCACCGACTATCAAGGCAACAAACATATGGAACAAGTAAACATTCGTGAGCATCAGTATGACTACAAGAGTGTGGACAATCGCATTAACTATTTCATTAAGCAAGTAGCTGATGTGCATACAACAAGAGAAGTAGCGTTAGGTGTAGTTGCTACGAATTGCTTGTAAGTGTTGGGGTATTGACACAGAGGTAGTATAGCGGTATAATAGAGGTATAAGTAGTAGAAGTATGTAGTCGTAGCCTAATACTGTCAGACAGTATTGGGTTTTTTTAATTTTAAATCAAGGAGAAGTATATGAGTATCAAGTTCGGTAGTTCTTTAACTCTCAACGAGTTTGCAAATGCAATATCAGTAGTGGGTTCAGATGTAACCATCATTGGTCAGGGTGAGCCAGGAATTGGCAAGAGTTCTATGCTCAAGGCAGTAGCCAAGCGTTACCCCGACTATGAGGTAGCCTACATTGATTGCACCCTGTTAGACCTAGGTGACTTTGCGCTTCCGTATACGGAGGAGGTGGTTCTTGAGAAACTGGCATCAACTCTCAAAGTAACTAAGTTCGCACCAAACGCAAGGTTTAAATTCCAATCGGGTAAGCCTGTAATCGTTATGCTTGACGAGATAGGCAAGGCAATGAAAGCGGTTAAGAATGTGTTGCTCACGCTGATGTTAGAAAAGCGTATCGGTGATATGTCTTTGCCCGAGGGTTCGATTGTGTTCGGTACAACTAACCTTGCTACTGATGGGGTTGGTGATTCACTCGAGGCTCATGCTCGTAATCGTGTTTGCTTTGTGACTGTGCGTAAACCACACGCAGGCTTCCAAGCTGACGGCTCTATTGACTCTGACTCTTGGGGTGCGTGGGCTGTGGAGAATGATATTGCTCCCGAGGTATTGGCATGGGTTAAGCAATTTCCTCATGCTTTGGAGTCTTATACCGACCCTGCTCAAAAAGATAATCTATACATCTTTAACCCAACTCGGGCAGGACAGTCAGCGTTCGTTACCCCTCGTTCACTCGAGAAGGCTAGTCATATTGCTAGAAAGCGTGCAGACTTAGGCGATGGTGTAACTATCTCGGCATTGGCAGGCACAATCGGTGAGAGTGCGGCTCGTGATATGCAAGCGTTCTTTACTGTGGTGGACAAGCTACCTACATGGGAGGCTATATGTAATTCACCTAGTACGGCTAAAGTACCTGATGATGCGGTAGCTAAATGTATCTTGACTTTCTCAGCTATTACTCGGGTTGACAAGGACACGCTACCTAAGTGGCTCAAGTACGCAGACCGATTGGATAAAGAATTACAAGCGTTGTTTGCCCGTTCAATCGTGAAGTCTAGTACCAAGCAAGCTATGGCGGTATCTAACAAGGAGTTTGTCAAATGGGCGACAGACAATCAGTGGTTGTTTTAAATACTGTCAGACAGTATTGGGGGATATATGAAACTTAAATGGGTAGAACTACATGGAATGAAATATGTAGAGGACTATGAAGATGACTATACCCATTGTGCTAGGTGTGCATTTTATGACGATGAGTTTAATTCGTATTGCAAACAAGTCTCATGTGCAAATCATGTTTATGTCCCCCTCGAACCACAACATATACCAAACTTAAGAAAGGTAGGTAGAAAATTATGACTAGATTAACAGCAGAACAACGAGTGCAGAAGTCTCATGTGGCATTGATGAATGACCCTAAATACTGCCTTTACTCGGGTATCTTCATGCTAGGTAAGACCGAGGTGAGTGATGAGATTCCTACTGCCTGTACCGATGGGCGTAACACTTACTATGGTCGTAAGTTTGTAGACAAGCTAAAAGATTCTGATTTGAAGGGCTTGATACTTCATGAGAATCTACACAAGGCTTTCCGTCATACAACTGTATGGAAACATCTTTACAAACAGAACCCACAACTAGCGAACATGGCTTGTGACTTTGTTATTAACTTAATGATTCACGACTCAGACCCACAAGGCGCAATGGTATCTCTACCTGAAGGTGGTTGCTTAGATGAGAAGTATCGTGGCATGGATGCAGGCGAGGTATTTCGTTTACTTAAACAAGAGGGGGGTAAAGGTGGAAAAGGCAATGGTAGTGGCGAGGATGAACAAGAGGGTGGGCAGGGCTTTGACGAGCATGATTGGGAAAGTGCCGATGCCTTGTCAGAAGATGAGAAACAAGCATTGGCTCGTGAAGTCGATCAAGCCTTAAGACAGGGCGCACTACTGGCAGGCAAACTCAACGGCAATGTCCCTCGTGAGATTACTGAGGCTATGGAAGCTAAGGTTAATTGGAAAGAAGTATTGAGAGACTTTGTAAACGCTATCTGCAATGACAAGGACAACTCTACATGGCGCAGACCAAATCGTAGGTGGGTAGATCAGAATGTCTATATGCCTAGCGCAATCGGTGAGGCAGTAGGTCGTATTGTGGTGGCTATTGATACATCAGGCTCTATTGGTGATGAGCAGATCGGGCAGTTCTTAGGCGAGTTAGTGTCTATCTGTAATCATGTTCAGCCCGAGGGTATTGACTTGATGTATTGGGATACCGAGATATGCGCTCATGAGAAGTATGACCGAGGAGACTATGAGGCTATCTTGTCATCTACTAAACCTGCGGGGGGTGGTGGTACGAGTGCCGAATGTATTCCTATATACATTGCAGAACACAAGCTAAACCCTGAGTGTGTGATTGTTCTAACTGACGGCTACATTGGCGGTTGGGGCGATTGGAAGCACCCAGTATTTTGGGGTATTACAACTAACCAAGTCGCACCATGTGGTGTGTCTGTAAAAATTGAGGAGAATTAAGATGGCGATAGCTAGAGGATTTGAAACGCTGATGTTAAAGACAGAAGCAAAAAAGAAGTTTTTAGATGCAAAGAAGAAGATGGAATCGCAGTTAGGTGTAACTCTTACGCACTCAAATGCTATGGAGGTGATGGCTGACCAAATACTGTCAGACAGTACGAAGTTACGATTAAGGATTGTCCCACTAACACAAGGAGAAGAATCATGATTGGAAGCAACGCTATGCTAGTAGACCTAAACATTTCTATGTGGACAGGTCGTAAGATGGATAAAAAAGTATCCGAGGAGATTGATGTAAGCAAGAGCACCAAGGCTCGGGCAGGCAACTACCACAAGAAGTTATTGGCAGGCTCGGACAAGCTAGAGAAGGTGCAGAAGATTGCTACTGCGGTGCGTGCATGGAACTATCAACATACCTTACCTTGGTCTGATGGTGGCTCACGCTTACTACCTATGAAGTCTTTCTTTGATTACAAGGCTACGCTAGGCAACTACGAGGCGCAATACACGCAGGCGGTGGATGACTTTCTTGTAGAGTATCCGCAACTGGTTTCAGGTTCTGCGTTTACGCTTGGTGCTTTGTTTGACCGAGGAGAGTATCCCGATGTTGAGGAATTGCGCAACAAGTTTCGTTTTAAATATGTGTTCTGTCCTGTGCCCGATGCAGGGGATTTCAGAATAGATGTTGAGGAACAGGCTAAGAACGAACTACAACAGCAATACAAAGAGTATTACGACGGCAAGTTAGCTGATGCTATGAAAGACGCATGGGATAGGTTGCATGAAACCCTTACTCATTTGAGTGATCGTATGGACTACACAGACGAGAATAAAAAGAAGTTTTGGGATTCTACTATCACCAATGCCTCTGACCTGTGTGGGTTGCTGACAAGCCTTAATATAACTAACGACCCTAAGCTAGAGACTATGCGCCAGCAACTTGAGAAAGCGTTGAATGGTGTGGATGCCTCAGACATTCGTGAAAGCGAAGCAATCCGTAGTTCGGTGAAGTCTAAGGTAGATCAAATTCTAAACATGTTTTAAGGAGGGTGTATGGGATATCGAAGCGAGGTAGGGTTTTTTATTGAGTTTACAAAAGACCCCGAGGAGTTTATTGCCCTGATGAAAGTAGATGGGCGAGATATATTTAAAGACTTCTTGCGGTTTATGTATGTAGAGAATTACCCCGAACCGATACTAGAAGAAGATGCGCCTGTTGGTGGGGTTCACTTTTTCCATAACCATTGGAAGTGGTACGAGGATTCTAAAAACGGCTTTATGGATTTGCTTAACATGGCTGAAAACTATGATGAGAACTTCAAAGCTAAGTTTGTTAGGACAGGGGAAGAGTCTGATGACAATGAAGAAGAGTGGTTTAACGACGACGACTATGCCTTAGAGTACCCCTATATGGTACGCAGGGTAGATACAGGAATGGACTTAAGTAAACTAAAGAAAGTGGAGGAGTAAAATGCTACAACTTAAAGATATAGATAAGACACAGTTAAGCGAGCCTGTGGTTGCGTTCTTAGATGCAATGGAACTTAAGCACGCTAAGAATCCGTACTGTCTGACAGTATCGGCGCATCAAAGCCAATACAAACCTGAGTTTTGGCAACTGCGCTTTCACGACGCTAGGTTCGAGGAAAACGAAGTAGAACTTGCAGGGGTGGTGGAGTGGGTCTACGGTAGCCGTAATGACAAGGAATACAAGATTACCTCACGCAAGATTCAGAACGATAGGTTCGGTCATTGGGGTAACGAGCACTCGTCTCGCAGAACTAAGGACATGAAGAAAGCCTTGAAGATTGCTATGGATACTATTGACCCCTTCCAATGGCATGAGATATCTAATAAGGGTAGACGTAAGGCAGAGCAAGCGCATGAACAATGGAGTAATCAAGACAACAAGTTTGTATTCCCATTTAGAATCAGCCACGAGGATATATACGAAGAAGTAAAGCATCTTGTGGAAATGGGTGTTCAGTTCAAGACCGAAGCTTTTAAAAAGTCAGCAGCAGGAATTCCAAACTACGAAGAAATGATACGCAAGGCGAGCATTAAACCTAAGTTCGATACTGTTATTGTGCGCCCTGACAAAACTATCTTTATCCCCGATGGTCGTGCATTAAACCCACAAGAATTTAACGACGCAGACTTACTACCTGAACAAGCCAGAAACGGTATCGCTCTTTTAAAACTTGTTGAGAAAGACACGCTACTGCCCGAGGTAGGCTATCGTGGTGGGGAAAACACCTACTTTATTTTAGTGTGATGCTATTGACTAGTAAGTGAGCAGTCTTTACAATGTATAGATAAACCCTAATAAGGAAGAGTATGAAAGATGAAGATGGCTTTATAAAAGCTATGGATGACCTGTTCGATAAGTTTAGAGAAAGGTTAGCCCCTGTGCGTGTTGAGTTTATGGATGGAAGGATTGTTATGTCTACCCAAATAGAAATACGAGCAGGCAAACTATTTGAACCGAAGTATCACCAATGCGATTATGGAGAGCTACCTAGCTTTATTGCTGACAAGATAGCCCTACTACGAACGGCAGGTAAAGGTATAGAGGTAGATGGCATGGGCAAGTGGCGAGGCGACAAACTCTACTATGTGCAAGTATCCCCTAAGCAATGGAATCAGTACCATGAGGCAAGAGTATGAACGAGAACGACTTTAAAGACGTAGCGGCGATGTTTGCTATGCACGCTATGATGTCGGTAGGGTATTGGAATTGGAAAGAACCTGATGAAGATGCCCGTAGATGTTACGCACAAGCAGATGCCTTATTCGACGCAAGAAATAAACCTAGAGAAATAGAAGAAGGGATTGTCGCAGTTAAACCTAAAAGGAGAACGAAGTGATACCGATACCGTTTTTAGGGTGGTTAGTGGATGACGAAGAAGATACTCAGCAGATGTTAAGAGATCAAATTCATACACAACAGCACCGCATCAGAGAGTTAGAAAGACAAGTAATGATGTTGCAGGGCGAATGTAGTGCCTTAATTAAACAAATAGGAGAAATACAATGAAGAAATTATTTATCGTCGTAGCCTTAGCAGTTCTGTCTTTAAATTCATACGCTTATATTAAGTGTGCGCCTAGCCCGATGGGTGGGTCATGCTGTTGGGATACTGACCGAGATGGTCCTTTTAAGCCTATTGGGTGCTAAATGACAACCCCCGAGAAGAAAGTCAAGGACAAAGTCAAAAAGATATTGGCAGAGTTCGGTGCTTACTACTTCATGCCTGCTACTGGGGGGTATGGTAAGTCAGGTGTGCCTGACCTTGTGGCTTGTCTTAAAGGAAGGTTTATTGGTATTGAGTGCAAAGCAAATGGCGGTGTACCAACAGCACTACAAGAAAAGAACCTAACTGAGATTATGAATGTAGGTGGTATAGCGGTGATAGTAGATGAGACGGGTATTGAAGATTTAAAACGAGTATTACAATACGCACCCTTAGTAAAAGCAGGGGTTTTATTTGAATTTATAAAAGTAAAGGAAACAAAATGAATGAAGAACAACAAGAAAAAGTGCGTCAATTAGTAGAGGTGTTAGACCATGCGTTATCTTCAGCAGGGTGCGGTGTATTAGAAGCACTCAATGCGGTATCTGTAATGTCTACTTCCCTAGCCCATAGTTTGGGTCTAACCAAAGACGAATACATAGGTAACTTAGGAATGATGTTTGATATGACTAACCAACAAAAACAAATGGAGACCGAAGATGGACTTGGGACTGACGGTAACTAAAGAACACAAGGATGGTTCAGCCGATGCGATTGTTCGGTTTGATAAAGAAATGATGGAAGTCTTGGTGCAAGAGGGTGTGTTAAGGATTCTAGAAAGATATATTGAACAAGAAAAGAACGCTAAAGAAGGAATCAAACTACGCAAGAAGTTAGCGAAGAAAGAAAAAGAACTTGATATGGATGGGAGATGCTGATGTTTGAATCTTTAATTAAACCACAACCCCTAGATAACGACGTAGCAGTGATGAAAATTATTCATTTGTTAGGTCAGTTAACCCCGAACGATATTCAATACGTATTACAAATAGTAGCTGAGGTCAACAAGGCGGTAGAGAATGAGTGATATGAACGTATTAAAAGAAGCTAATGCGGTTATATATGGCGATAGAGAGAAGACTTACGGACATCCTAGTAAGAACCTAAAAACTATTGCTGTCATGTGGAACGCTTATCTTAACGCTAAGATGGGAGGGGATGACGTCAACGCTAAAGATGTTGCCGCTTTAATGATGTTGGTTAAGGTAGCTAGGTTTGCAAACGACCCAAGCCATAGAGATAACTTAGTAGACATTTGCGGGTATGCGGCTCTAGTAGAACGGTGCGATGAGACGGAATAAAGAGTTTCGTTCGGCGCAAGTGATGCACCATCTGCAAGGCAATCCAAGAACTATAAAAGAGATTGCCAAGTATATGAAGGTACATTACGATACGGCTCGTAAGTATTTAGTGGAGTTACTAATAGAAAACAAAATAGAAGTTCACGAACAATACACAAAGCCGATAAGGTACAGGAGGAAGAAATGAATGAAGGTGTAAAGATATTGTTAGAACGGATGAAGACTAACCCCGAGGAGTTTGATGTGGGATATAGCACCAAGTGGCAACAACTTATTATCGCTTATAGAGAAATCCTTGAGCCTGAAGATAAGAAAGCCCTTGACGATGCGTTAAATAAATTACTCCAACAAACCTTTACCGAGAAGGTAATGAAAGAACTTCTTGCTCCCGAGGAGGATGACAATTTGGGAAAGTGGTTTACAAAGCGTCCGAACGCTACGCTTTCGGCTGGAGTGACCCCCGCAGTATCTTCAATAACGCTTAATACTAACGCCAATACGGTTTATAACGGCGGTGCGGTAACAGGAACAATAGGTGCTAACTCTTTAACGTTAGGTAACACAACAATAAACGAAGAAACATTAAAACATATACAAGCCCATAAAACATACCTAGACGCACAAAAACAAAAACCACACAAAACTTTATTCGGAAAACTATTTAACTATTCATGAACATAATTACATTGGACTTTGAAACATACTATGCTAAAGACTTCTCGCTCACGAAACTCACTACCGAGGAATATATCCGTGATGATAGGTTTGAAGTCATTGGGGTTGCGGTCAAGGAAAACGACAAAGAAACCAAATGGTTTACTGGTACTCACGGCGAAATTAGTGACTTTCTTCATACATACGATTGGAGTAATAGCGCAATGCTTGCTCACAATAATTCTTTTGATGGTGCTATCCTTAGTTGGAACTTTGGCATACGTCCTAAAGCGTTGTTTGACACCTTGTGCATGGCGAGAGCGATTCATGGATTGGATGCAGGTGGCAGTCTTTCGGCTTTGGTGGAACGCTATAGTTTGGGTCGTAAGGGTACAGAAGTATTGGACGCTCTAGGCAA